TTTCTGTAACATTTATCTGGATCAAGTATCTGACCCCAGTACTATTGTGTTTGACGCCGTAACAGATCGGGGACCCAGAGTTTACCTAAAAGAATACGCTACAGCTTCAGATGGAAATTGCGTATCAGTTGCACAGGGTGAACAAAATCGTGGTACCAATTGGTGCTGGGATAACCAATCCAGAAGCTGGATTAAGAGCAGCCAGATCAAAGATCAAATACAACAGAAGCCATTGTTTGATGTTTTTGATTTTAATGATGTGAGTTTCAGCAATCAAACGGTATATAACAGTACTAATTTTGCTGGTAGCACATTGTTTGAATACAAAATAAATTCCACTGCGGCCAGTGATCCTGTTTTAAAATTTGGCATCACTTATCGAACCATTAACAATGTGGGAGATATCAGTTTCTTAAATACTTTTGAAATTGACAGATTCAATTACATTGATGATGTTGAACTTGGTACCAGTCAGGACACCCCCATTAATACTGGAACTGCAAAAATCGTAGATCCTTGTACTGGGCAAATCACACAATATGATGTTTGGCAACGTGTTTTGAATAATTTGGAATTATATCAAAATATAGAAATCACTGGTTCAAATCTGAAGCTAAACTCAAATATCAACGCACAACTGGTTATGGGTGATGTACGCAGAGATATCAATGTTGTGCTGGAAAGTGTCAATGACATTCAAGTTGGTATGGTAGTGAGTGGCGTTGGTGTTTCTGGGTTGCCCAGAGTCACAGCAGTGGACACGGTAAACAAAACAATCACACTCAGTTCATTGCAAAATATATTGGATCAAACTGAATTAACATTTAATAATGTTTTACAGTATGATATTCCTGGAAAACTTTTGGTAAAGAATACTCCTAATGCTTATAAGGATAAAATCTTTGTAGACGGAACTCAGCTATATTCTGATTTGTTTACAGTACAGCAAATGGGAGATATTATCCGGATCTCCATTAGTGTGGATGCACTGGATCCAATGAATATTCATTATCAAAATATCAGTGCCGAAAGCAAACTATTGATCAAGCTGATAGCAAACACAGTTTTACCAAATGCTTGGTTTGACGTACCCACACAATTTGAAATAAATCCTTATAATTTCAGATCCAATGAGTTTACTCTGAGTGATCTCAAGAGTCACACCGATGCTCTGCACAGCAATCACGGTCACAGAATTACTCCGTTGGTCACTGATAACTCACTGGGTAACATCGAACATCGAGCCAATCCTGGTTTGATCATGTTGCATGAAGGGTTCAGTGTGCTTCCCACCTTGCTGTTAACAGATACTAGGTTTGATATTGAACGTGCAATCGCCACTGCTGGTCGTGAATACGAACAATTCAAATTACAGTTTATCGAAGCCAGCAATCAAGTTGAAGCTATTGAAACATTAACCGCGGCTGCTGCTGTGGACTCCATATTCACGCTGCTAACGCAGAATAAATCTGCAGATCAGGCCTGGTACACCAGCGACATGGTGCCATTCAATGGAAATGACATCACATACATCGTAGATGATACAGCTCAAACAGCATATGACATCAGTGATGTATTTGAAAATCAGGCCAATAACAAAGCAGTATTGGTTTACCTAAATGGTCTCCAATTGGTGCGTGGAACAGATTATGAATTTGACACAGTGTCACCAACAGTTAATATTTCAAGAACTCTCAGAGTCAATGATGAATTACGCATTGCGGAATTTGTCAATACTGATGGAAGTTTTGTACCAGTTACACCGGCCAAGCTGGGGTTAGGTCCAGTTTACATTCCAGAAATCTATATTGATGACACCTACAGAACTCCAACCCGTGTGCTTCAGGGTCATGATGGTAGTATCACCACAGCATTTAATGATTATCGTGACCAGCTGATACTGGAATTGGAACTCAGAATCTTTAACAACATCAAATTGGACACTGATCTCTGGAACAATGTTATACAGAGTCGTGTGCAACCTGCAGGAAAATTTCGTGAACTCAACGGCACTGCTCTGTACAGCATGATTGAAGAAGCCAGCATAAGTCGTAAATATTTTTACGATTGGGTGGCCAACAATCGTGTCAATTACGCCAATAGTGTGTACGATGAAACTGATCCATTTACTTTTAATTACAGTGACAGTAGAGATCGTATTACTAATCAAAAGTGCCTGGGTTATTGGAGAGGAATTTATCGTGATTTTTACGATACAGATCGCCCACATACTCACCCTTGGGAAATGTTAGGCATCACTAAGAAACCCAGTTGGTGGGAATCCATTTACGGTCCTGCGCCCTATACCGGTACCAACCTAGTGTTATGGGAAGACCTCAAAAATGGCGTAAGCACTGGCGGGAATATCCGTAGTGTGTTGGGTGCCAGAACTACCAGCATCGTAAATTATGAAAACAATACCACTTACAATCTACTGGATGCAGTTCCCGCAGACAGTGGCGGAACATTATTGCACCCCATAGACGCTTATCTGATTGGTGGATTGATCACCAGCAGCGCAAAAAATCCGTTTACGTTCAACGACAATGGACCAGCTGAAACTGCTTGGAGACGCAGTAGTTCCTACGCCTATGCTAAATTGAATCAGAAAATTTTACAAAATCCACAGTTTATGCTGGGTACACTTTGGGATCTGGATAATTACAAACCTTATGCACTGATTGACAGTGTGGGTGTGTTTTCGGCTAGCTATGTGGGTTTCAGATATCTGGAAACTCAGTTCCCCAGCATTAACGATCTGAAGATTCACACAGTGGACACAGACGATGCAGGTGTTCCTGTGAGATGTCACAGTATACTGAACTTTGTGGTGGAAAACCTAAAATCACAGGGACAAAATCCAGTCATTTTAAAGAACGCCATTGTGAACAGCGATGTTAACTTGGTTTACAAATTGGCAGCATTTGCTGACGTGGATAACATTCAGGTTTACGCCGAACAGAACAGTGTGCAAACACAAGGTAACACTGTGAAAGTTCCTCAGGAAGATTATGAATTATTGTTGAGCGAAAGTGTGCCCATTGATGTGGCTTCTTACAGTGGCGTTATCATTAGTCGTTCAGCTAACGGTTACAAAGTAACTGGCTACGACCGCCAGTATCCTTACTTCATCATTTATCCTAGCGATGTAAACACCACACCCAAGCAGTTCCAGGTGGGATCACAGACCTACGGATATTACACTGAATTTTTGGATAACCCATTGTATATTCCATATGATTATGAGTTTATATCCAAACAAACTGTAGTAGATTTCCTACTCAGTTATGGTGAACATTTGAAGCGCCAGGGATTTGCTTTTGAATCTCAACCGGAGCAGGATCGCATCAATTGGTTGGACGCAGCAGTGCAGTTCATCAAATGGAGTGGTTATAACTGGAGCTCAAACAACACATCTGGGCAGAGATTGAGCTTGGTACTAAATCCTGCTGCCGGAGTTTTGAAGTACACACCCGTTGCTGGAACATTGCAGAATCTGATGTTGCCTGACAATCTGTTGTTGGATGAAAATCAGAACATCATCAGCAGTCGCGACATTGATGTTTATCGTGATCAGGATGTCACTTATGTGAACAATCTACAACCCAACAGCACCATCAGTGCATTGAGAACCAATATTGTGAGTTACGAGCACAAACTGATTGTTAAAAATCAGACAGTGTTTGGTGACCTGATCTTTAATCCTGCACTGGGTATTCGACAAAATCGTCTGAGATTGGTGGGTCTAAAAACCAATGATTGGGATGGAACTATTAACAGTGCTGGATACCTGCTGATGTTTAGCTCAGTACCAGAATGGCAACCCAACACAGATTATTTGCAGGGAGATGTAATCAAGTACAAGAACCGTAACTATACTGCACTGGAACCTGTGATTGGTGCAACCAATTTTCAAACTGAAAAGTTCAGCATCAGTGACGTCACTTATCAAAATCGCTTGCTGCCCAGTATTGGCGCAAAGTCACTGGATCTGGAACGTGCATATGATATCAACCACAAACCCAGCATCAGTGATTTTACCAGACTGAGATCCAATGCGTTGGGTTATGTAGAAAGAACTTGGCTAGTAAATTTGGGCTTGGACCTAAACAATCAGACTGAATTCTACAGAGGTTGGATTAAGGAAAAAGGCAGTTTTAACGCAGTAGATAAGTTCACTGCTGCTGGCCAACAGGATCTATTGGCTGATTTTACAGTTTCAGAAGAATACGCGGTAAAGTTGGGCGATTATGGTGCCACTGGTCGTACAGGTTTTGTGGAAGTTAGTTTGATAAATGACACAGAAAGCAATAACCCTGTGGCTGTGGAATTTGCAGACGGGCCCAACAGCACTGATTTGATCAGAGTGAGTACCACTGAACTGTATAAAAAATCTTCAAATTGGACTACTAATTTTATCAGTAATACTGGGCAGTTAGTTAAAAATGAAGATAGATTTATTGACGCTGGACCAGTACTACCCGCTGAAATTTACAACAAAGCCAAATCAGTTACTGTGGAATACAGTGCCGAACAGGAAAATGCACTGACTTTTAACAGTTTGGAATCTTTGACCAAGACTGAAGACGTTCAGAATTTACTTAAAAATGTGCGTTATGGTAATTGGATCTGGATTGCAGTGGACGAAACACTGACCACTGATAACAAATACAATGTGATAACTTGGAAGAATTCTGATGCTAAAATACGGCAGATTAGAAAAAATAATTCACTAAACACGTTGGAATTATATTTGGATCAGGCATTAGATATTGAAACAGATCAGATAGTAGTCATAGATATTAACGATCTATCTCTGACTGTTCAGGGGGCATTCAAGGTTGTTAAAAATCAGGTAAACCCCACTGCTGATTATGTCAGTGTGTTGAGCGTAACATCTGATATAGTGGAGTTATACAATTTTGACACTGTGACTTATGCTGCTGATCTAGAACCCAAGTCAGTGTACATTTATGAAACACTTAGATACAACGATATTGGTAGTGCCTCGTTGAATAGAAATTTGGATAAGTTGTATTTGCCCAAGGACGGAAAATTATATGTGGACTACAATAATTTGGGATGGGCTGTGTTTGATTTCCGCGAGCCCTATGATTCTGGAAGTTCAAATTTGCCCGACAGTGAGAATCAGATTACTGGAGCTCCTGAAGGGTTGATTACCACTAGTATTGCTCAGGACGATATCGCAAGATGGCTTTGGTTGGGCAAAGCTGATGACAACAAAGTGGTGGTTAAGAGTTTCCGAAACACCAATTTGGGTCTGGGAGTAACCGGTGATCTTGATACTTCACTGGCAACTTTTGATCCAACCACCAGCGCAAATGGTGAACGTTCAGATACTTTGAAATTGGGTACTGAGATAATAAACCTAACCAACGGTAAAGCAGCCGCAACTGGTACTGACAGTAGTAATCGCGGACAGGTATACATTTTGCAAGCAAGCAATGATGGCTATCAAGTAAATCAAATATTCCGTGGTAGTGCATCTGGTGCCTATTACGGATCCAGCATAGCTGCTTCTGACAATGGAGAATGGTTGTTTGTGGGTGAAACTATACCCAGCGGTGCAGGTAACGTCTATGCCTACAGAAAATTCAATAGTTCAAACAGTTCATCCAGTTGGACCACAGTGGGTAACGCCTCTAGCTCATATACCATGTCTTTCACACCCGACAATCTTTACAGCATTAGGGTAAAAGTGGCTGACAGACTCAGAATACCTGTTGCGGAGTACACTCTAAGTGGCAACATGATCACATTTAGCACATCTGTTAATGCTTCCAACATTAGCGTCACTCAACTGTCAGAATATTATCAGTTGATGCAGACCATTGCTGATCCTGACGCTGCCACAGGTGGTAAATTTGGATCCAGTGTTACTGCAAACAGTGATGCATCCACACTAGTGGTTAGCGCACCGTTCAACGGCGTTGGTAAGATTTATGTTTTCAGCCACGATGTCGAAAAGACTTTTGTGAGCACCACTACTGCCACAATTAATTTGGGTAGCACAGTAACCAGTGTGGAAAAGGTTGTTGTGAAAAAGAACGGTGTTACTCAGACTACTGGAACAAATTACGTTCCAGTTGTATCAGGCGACACCACATTGGTTTTCCACGGTAACAGTCAACCAACATCCGGTACAGTTATTGAAGTGGATATGATGCAATATGATCTTGCACAAACTATAACAGGCGAAACAACTGATACTGAGTATGGACACAGTGTTGCAATCAATGGAAATTGGTTGTCAGTGGGCGTACCCAAAGTTACAAACCAAGTGGGATCAGTGACAATATCCAATCATGGCAGAATGGAATTGAGATCACTGAACAGTGAGATAAGCAACACGATCACCATTGATCAGGATGATCTGAGACCGTTGCCCAACAACGAGTATGTCAGGGTGAATAATTGGTTGGTTAGTGCCGGCACCAGTGGCGCAATTAGCTCAGTTAGTATAAGCGGGACTGCTGGAGAACTCAGTGTATCCAGCGGAAACTATTACCAGGGACAGGCCATTGTGGTAAGTGGAACACTTACTGGAACTGGTTCAATCACTGGTTATACCAATCCCAAGACCTACTATATAGCTGCTGTGAACTCTGGAGTCAGCATAGTTATAACCGATACCTACGCTAATGCTATTTCAGGAGTCAGTTCACTCACAACAACCAGTGGAACCACTACTGGATTGACATTCACATTGCAAGCATGTGTGGATAATCTAGTAACCAATGTGAATAATCTCAGCGACTTTACTGGTGTTACTGCTGTTAAGAACCTTTTTGACACAGTGACATTCACGATCGACAGCACCAAACACAATACCGGAATCGTAACATTAGACAATGTGGCAGTTCTGCGCAATGTCAACAGCACATATGGATTGGTTCAGAATATTAATAACTTTGACATCAAGAGCAATCGTTTGGGTTCCACTGTGAAGTGGATAACAGACGGTGTGTTGGGTGTGGTGGAAAATTACACTGAATTTTTGGAAAGCACACAGACCACATTTGATAATGCCTTTAATATAGTAACCACAGTTGGTCTGGCTTTTGAAAACAGCTTAGTGCTCACACTGAATTCAGTATTTGGAATCAGAACAGGTTATCAGATGATCGGTGATGGAGTGACTGGCAGTCCTGTGGTAATTGGTGTTGACGCTGGAAGTAACACGATCAGTGTAAACATCACACAACAGGGATTGGGCGCTGGTACTGTATTAACCTTTGTGGATCCTGGTCGTACAGATACTGCTGCCTCGAGTAAATTTGACAGCGGAACCACACTGTTCTATGACAGAGAAGCGCAGAATACTCAGAGATTGTTGCTTTATCAATTGTTAAGAACCGGCCGAAACGCTTTGGGCGCAGATGTTGATACTGCTCAGTTGACCAGAGTAAAAACCATTCAGTACGACAAAACCAGTACACCAAATATATTTTTTACTGGCAGTCTGTACCGACTCTGGGTAGGTGATGGTTTGAGTAATGATGAATACAATAATGTCTTTGTTTATACCAACAATAACTTACTTAAAGGATGGACACTGAATCGTCAACAACAAGAGTTACTGGAACCCAGAAGCATTTTCCGTGCCTGGATCTACGACTCCAGAACACAAGAAAAAGCTGTGGACCTGGATGTTGTTGATATAGCCAATGGTTTATTGCCTGGTGCTATTGCACAACACATTGATTACATCAGTGTTGTTGACCCAGCCAGTTACGGAATCCCAGTTTGGAGAAGTGGTTACACTTACGAAGTTGGCTCCAGAGTAATCTATAACAGTGTGGTGTACACCGCCAATGAACTCAATAATACATTGTTCTTCAACAGCGACCAGTGGACTGCTAATACTGCACAGGTTAGCAACACCGGAAGCAAATACTGGGGAGCCGCACAGGTTGGAGAAACTTGGTTTGTAACATCCAAATTGCGTAGTGTACTTTATGAACAAGGCGAACTTGCTGATCGTATCAGCAACTACAACAGGTGGTTTAGCGATACTGAAATTGTGGTTCGTGAATGGACAGCGAGCGCAGTTCCGCCAGCAGAATATTCCAACACCGATGGATTTGTTGATCCTGCTGCCGCTTATGTGTTTAATCCAGTTAATAATACATATTATTTCTGGGTAACAAACAAAAACACAGTGGGTAATAAACACGCTATCAGTGCTGCTGACATCAGTCTGGGATTAGTGGATATTCAGGGCACCGGATTGCCCATGATCTCGCCTGCCACCAATAACAGTGTGATACTTTACAATGTGAAAAACTTTGTAGACAGCGCCGAATATATATTACACATTGATTATGTGATCGCTGATCATAATAATCGTTTGCACAGCGAATATCAGCTGTTGACTGAAGACAACAGCCTGGGATGGTTAAACACTCCCATCTACTACAAGATGGTGGACAGTCTGAGCGGTATCGATCAGAATAGTCAGGAAGTTCCAGACAATAACCTCAACGCCGAAGATCGTTATGGCGTACTTTTGAGACCCAGACAGACCATGTTCAGAGATCGTGAAAAGGCTCTAAAAATTTATTTTGAAACAATAAATTCAAATCTTCGCACAGTAATAATCAGTAACATGAATACTCTGGATAATTTGAAATTACAACAGGATTACCCAGCGGTTACAGAATACCAGTTTAGAGTCCCAGACAGAGAAACTCTGTTGATCCTAAACACCAATGATTATGCTGAGAACACTCAGGTCCTGGTGGAAAAAGATCGCACTGCATTGTTTGATGGATGGAACCTGGTAAAATTAGTCAATTCCGAATGGGAAGTTGTGAATTCACAATTCTACAACCTGAACGGTTACTGGAAGTATGTAGATTGGCAGAGTCCAGAATATCAAAACAAGCCTGCTGATTACACCATCAACCATGTTGGCTATCTGAATTCCATAGTTCCAGTGGCAGGTGAAACTGTTGAAATATTGGACAACGGTGATAGAAAACGTGCAGTATATCTGGTAGAAGCTGACAGTAGTTTCACACCATTGTTTATGCAAGATGGAACCATTGAATTTTTGGATATCATCTATACGCTGACTGGATCAGACGAAACAGGTTTTGACAGCACCATAGGTTTTGATAATGATCAAGCTCAGGTGATACGTCTGGTATTGGACGCATTGAACAATCACGTGTTGGTGGATCGTTTGTGTTTTGTGGCAGATCGAGCATTTTTTGCAGTGTTGAGATACGCCATACAGGAAAACAGAAATCTGGATTGGTTATTCCAGACCAGTTTCATAAACGTAAAACACAGAGTGAAAAATCTCAACAGACAAACCAATTTCCGCAGCGACGATGAACAGTTTGTTCGTGACTTTATTGAAGAAAACAAGCCCTTCCATAGTAGATTGAGAGATTACATTAACTCTTATGATCTACTGGATCAGGCTCAAGTTGCAGTAAGTGACTTTGACTTACCTGCGCTCTATGATGAAGTTTGGTACAAAGCTCAATTTGCTGGATCCGGTGGGCGTTTGAAAGCAAATCAAGCAGGGTACTTCCTGGAAGGTTACACTGGGTTAAATCTAGTAGACAATATACTTTATATTTCTGGCTCAGGTTTGGCAAATCACGCCATGGGTACTTGGCCCAACACCAGCAAACTTTCTGCTCAAGCTCAAAATTGGGTGTTTGCTCTGAATCAATATCCACTGCAAAGAGCCACAAAATATCCAGTGAATCCAGACAGTGAAATTGGTATCGCAATCAATGGTGTTCCATTCTACAGCATAGTGGGCCGATTCAAGGATCGCTTGGTAAATGCCAACGATCTCAGTGAAGAAGAAATCTACACAGAAAACATAGCCGAAACCAATGGTTATGCTGGTCCGGATGCTGGAAACGGATACCTGACCGATAACGATGCTTACGTTTATCGCATGGATCCGGTATTGTTGTATACTAAGAATTCTGCGCAGCACAGTCCTATCCTGGGCTTTGCGCTAGACGGATACCCAATTTATGGACCATATGGTTATGCAAATTCAAACGGTACAGGTGGAATTATAAGAAACACCAGCAGTTACACTCTAAAGAGTGAACTCAGATTGGTTCAGGAAAGTATTCAGAATGGTACCAAATATGCTTCGCTGGGTTCACCCACTGGCGTATACACTGAGGATTGGCAATATGTTCCGGGCGCGGGCACACTGGACCAGCATAATGGAAGATTTGTGATAACTCCAGAATATCCATATGGAACATACGCTTATTTTGTTACCGTGGATGAAAACAACAATCCAGTATACCCCTATATCATAGGTCCCACATTCGCCGGGGTTCCCACTGGACTCAGAATCGAATATCAGGGCCAAAGCAGCGTTCCAGTATATGACAATGGTAGATACACGATGCCCTCAAGCCAGGACTTAGCGGTCAATGACTGGAGTTTGAGATCACCCTCGTGGTCTTTCTATAACGATTACAAGAGATTCCTACAGAGTCCTTATCGTAATTGGTTTGACAATTATACTTACAACCTGGTAAGATTAGATTTAGCAGACGCTGGTAAAGGATATACATCAGAACCCACGATTGTGATCAGCGGTGGTGGTGGATCTGGCGCAACGGCGTCAGCAGCTATCACATCAAGTGGCCAAATTAAAGACTCGGATTTCATTATTAATATTGGTACAGGTTATACTGGTATGCCCACAATCACATTAGTGGGTGGTCAAAACGTGCCAGCTTGGAGTAATACAGTGACCTATAGTTCAGGCACTGTAGTAAGTTATACACCCGCTGGGGCAAGCACATTCTACTATGAATCACTTTCGGGGGTTCCGGCCGGAACATCGTTATCCAACACACTATACTGGGTAGAATTGCCACCCAACAACAGCAAAGTGCCCAGATCTGGCGTACTAGTTCCAGTTTTGGAAAACAACTTGATAAGATCTTTTGACATTTCGATGAAATTTGATCGTGTTAAGGGTCGAGTGGAAACACATACTCTGGATAAGTTATATCTAGCCGGGGACATCGTAAGACATCAAATCAATCAGAAATTCTATATTACTGATAGCAATCTAGTGTCTGCTTCAGCTAACCAGGATCTATACAATGCGGTGAACTGGAATATACTCAACTCCTACAATACAAATGATGTGGTTGAAAATTCTGAAAACGGATTATTGTACAAAGCAACGACCAGCGTTGTGCCAGGAATCGCTATCACTAATACCAGTTACTGGGTCAGATTGACATACTGGAGAGCGATGTCTGAAACTGAAATAGTGGAATCAGATGCAGCTACTAGAATAACTGCCTTCTACACGCCAGCAAACAACATGGTCACTTCAGATCTAAAACAGTTATTGTCTGGTGCTGATTTTGCTGGAACACTGGTTGATGGATATGAATTTACACAAACTCACCCAGTGCCCACTGGAGCATTGGCTGACACTGACGATCAGGAAATAGACAATGTTTCCTTGATGGCACAGTTTGACGCGGCACATTATTTTGGCACCGTGTTCACAAACAAGCATAGAATTCAGGGAACCAGATCTGGTAGTTTTGGTGCATCCAATATCATCAGTGTTGGAGACGAAGACAACAACATTGTGTACACTATTCCATCAGACACCAACCCGTTGTTCACTGCTGCGGTTGCTAGATATATCAAAGTTAACACAAACACTGGTGCTGGAAACAGTCCAGATCTGGCAGAATTAGCTTGCGGTACTCAGGATTTTACTTTTGAATTTTTCTTCAGAATCCAAACACTGGATCAAACTCAAACATTGGTAGATAATTTCAATTCTACTCCTGACAATGGATTCAGAATTTATGTTAGTAACACCAATGAATTAAGATGTGATTATTACAACGCATCAACCACATTAAGACAACAACTTAACGCTGGGGAAACACTCAGAGACATCTGGTATCATGTGGCTTTGGAACGTAAAGCCAATACTATGTCATTGTATCTGGATGGGTCACTCAGAGATAGTTATTCAGAAAGTACAGTTTCAAGTCTGAATTTTACAAGCACTGATGTGTCCTTTGGAGCTAATACTGATGATTCAGATTTGGCCAATGTGTACATGGATGAAGTTCGTCTAACTCGTGGACTACTAAGGTACGATGCAGAAACCTATACCATACCTTCGGGTGGATTCGGAAGAAATACTGATCAAGACGTTTATTACAATAACAACGTTTTGTTGTATGGTTTCGAGTCATTGATAAATGAAGTAGAAGATGTTGAAATCAGGTTTGCAGTTCAGGGAAATCGTAAAGCATTCGCTGATCTCGGTGTAAATCAGAAGGTACTGACTCTGCTCACTGAAAATTTTGCTACTGTGGAAAACCAAACTATTGCCACAGTTCCTTACACTGTGATCAAAACACTGGACGGCGATGTGGAAAACAGTTATGTTTTGACACTGGATAGTGTATATGATATTTTTGTGGGAATGACTGTTAGTGGCTACCAGATCGCAGGATGCCCCAAAGTGGTAGAAATCGACACAGACGCCAAAACAGTGAGATTAGATGTTAAACAAACAGTCATCGACAATGGTACCAGTTTGACATTTATACCAGTAACTGGAAAATCAGATGTACCGGCTATAACAATGGTAGCCCCCAGCATGGTTGGTGAATACAACATAATTGATGCTGGAGTCCACGCTGATTATAGTTTGGGTGTGGAAGATTTCACATTGGAATTTTGGTATAATGATCCAGTACATCAGCTGGTCAGAGACGAAACAGCCAACTCCACGATATATCTCAGCAGTGTTGCTGGTGTGGTTTCTGGAATGAAGATGTTTACCACCACTGGCAATGTTGGAATCAACGTTAACAGTGTAAACACTGAACTGAATACTGTGACTTTGGCGAGCACAATCACTGGTTCATTGGGTGATCAATTGAGATTTGTGAAAACCAATGCTGCCAAGACTGTGTTTGTACTGAGTGATTTTGTTACAGCCAACGTCACTGCTAATGTTTCTGCCAGCACATTGGTTGACGTTACGTCAACAGTTTCTCTCAAAACTGGAATGTATGTAAATGGTACTCAAATTGTGGGGTCAGCTACTGAGGCGGTGACTATTGCTGACATTAACTCCAATGGAACTACTATTACGTTAAATCAAGCACAAACACTCACTGTTCCGGCAGAATTGAAATTTAATCGCAGTAAATTTAGCCTGACAGGAGTAGTAGAAACCAACACTAGTGGTGAACACCGTGTGGTGTTCTATGTAACTGATGCCACTGGGGTAAAGCAGACCCTGTTGTCAGAATACCAGGGGTATTCAGCAACTCCAATCTATGTGGCGCTGGATCGTTATGATAGCAAATTCAAGTTATTCATAAATGGTTCATTAACACAAACAGCCTATGCACCCTGGGATTTTGGTGATGGTATTACTCCGTTGCCTCTGCTGCTCAGCAATACAACAGATCCTTTCTCAGGTAAGCTGGCTGATTTCAGAATAACCAAAGGCGTTAGCCGTTATGGTTTAAGCACACCTGTAGATACTGCAATTTCAAGTGATTTTGCTGATCAATATCTGGGAATCAGATCAGCTGACATCACAGTGGATGGTACTGGTTTCGTCAACAATATCACCAGTGGCAGCACAGAGGAACACATACCAGGCAGACTTTATGATACACTAAACATCAGAGTGTTTGCTAAAAATCCAGCAACACCAACCGCAAACGTTGGTATTGGATATCGAATGTTCCAAGACATGTTACAGAATGTGTATTACTATGCTATACCAGCCAGCGGAACTACAAGTTTGGCTTCAAATTTAACAGCATACGATGATACGGTATATCTGGTTAGCGTGGCTGGATTCCCAGACACCGACCCAGACACCAACAATCGTGGTGTGTTTTTCGTGGCAGGCGAACGAATCAGCTACTTGCACATTGACAGAACAGCCAACACAGTGAGTGGACTGCTCAGAGGAACACTGGGCACACATGTTCCCCTGATGCATTCATCAGGAACTCGTGTGGAAGTAGCTGGTGTAGCTGAACAATTTCCAGGGTCAGCAGGATCCTACGGAGTTATTGGAACAGTTAGCTCGTTGGTAACTTCCAGCAATACAGTGTCGTTGGCTACGGTTAACAATGTTTCAGTAGGCATGGCTGTGCAAAATAGTTTGATCAGAACAAAGGCAACTGAAACATCAACAATTGGCTCAGTTAGTGTAGAAAATGCCTCTGGGATACTTGCAGGGATGAGCGTGGCTGGAGTATCAACTGGGATACCCAAGGTAGTCAGCGTGGTGGGTAACTTGGTGACTTTTGACGCCGTTCACACAGTGTTCAATGACACTTTGCTGACGTTCTTTGTTACAGTGGACAGTGTGGACACCGTCAACAACACTGTTACATTGAGTTCACTTCAGAGTTTCAACGCCAATGAACAGATCATTTTGGGAGAAATAGTTGCAGACGCAGCTAAACCGTTTGGCAAAGTCGTTACCAATACATTAACCAATCATAGAAATACTTGGTATACACCTGGTACGGCAACAGCAGCAAACGGTGCTGGTTTAGCAGCAAGTTCCACAGAAGTTGCACAATTTCTCCTAAATAACCCAGCTCTGTTAAACTCGTTGCCATAAATAAGTTATATGAATGGTCACGAGGAAGTAGAGCAATCCAAAAAAGATCAACCTCAATCAGACAGAGTGCAGGAAACACCTGCACTCTGGATTGAAGGGCATTTGAGAATTTTTGATCCAGAAACAAAACAACAAATGGTAAATACGAGGGCATGATGAAAATAGCATTGGATATAACAGGATGGGTTAATATCAAGGACGCTCATACTGGAGAACAATTGGTTGATAAAAAGAATGCCATCCACTATGAAAATTTTTCAGAAGCACTGGCCAAGAGCATCAGTTCTGGGCCTCTAAACGCCAATGATAGCGAAAGTGCAAGTGGGTTTATTAAAGAAATGGCTTTTGGGAATGGTGGTACTGATGTGAGTCCCACAGGAGTTATCACCTATAAAACACCCAACTATACTGGAGTCAATGCTATTCTATACAACCAGACTTATTCCAAAGTGGTTAATCAGCAATTTAGCTTGAACACAGATCCAGTTAACAACAAAATGACAGTATCGCATCTGGTGGGAAAAGCCTACACTGATATTTTGGTAAGCTGTTTGCTTCAATACAATGAACCCACCAGTGGTCAAGCAGTATTTGATAACACCACAGACTTCAATGACACTTATGTTTTTGATGAACTGGGATTGAAGAGTGCTGGTGGTAAATTATTAACTCATGTGATTTTTCACCCAGTGCAGAAAAGTTTAAATCGTTTGATCCAGATTGATTACACAATAAGAATTCAAACACTCACTAATTTGAGTAGCTAACCAGGGAGTTTAATAGATGGCGTATACAATCAAAAGAACCAATGGAAATACCATAACAATTGACGATAATGCGTTGATTACCACTTATGGTGTGCAATTGATTGGAAAAAATCGTCTGGGTTATGGGACTTCTTTTAATCAGAACTTTTTCCGGTTGATGGAAAATTTCAGTAACAGTTCATCACCCAGTAATCCAGTCAGTGGTCAAATTTGGTGGGACACTGCGGGATTTTTGAAAGTATATACCGGCAGTGTTTGGAAAGAAGTCAGCAGTGCATTGGTCTCAGAACCAGCGAATCCGGTTAATGGTGATTTGTGGTTGGACACTGTCAATGCTCAGCTTAAAGCGTACAACGCCAACACCAATACCTGGATCACTATTGGACCCAGTAACACAACCAGCGGTGTACTGAATGGGTTTGTTACAGAAGCAATCACACAGGGACTCTCGACTTATTATGTTGCGACTATGTATGTCAATGGCGTGAGACTTGCAATTCTGAGTAACGATGAATTGACCAGCACAGGAATCACTGGATTTAGTTCACTCAAAGTGGGATTAAATTTTAATACAGGATTGATAACTGGGATCTATAATGCCAATGTTACCGCAGCCACTGGTGATTTTACTGCCAACATCACTGCTGGTAATCTTATTACCAGTGGTATCCTGAGTGTCACTGGAAACGCCAACGTGGGCAATGTTGGTGCTGGTAATGCTGTTATTTCAGGTGGAGTAGCTAGCACTTCTACTACTACTGGTGCATTAAGAGTAACTGGTGGCGTGGGCATTACTGGAAATATCAATGCTGGTGGTAACATCAGTGTGGGAAATATCTCAGCTTCGGGATCAGCGAGTGTAACAGGAAACATCAGTGCAGGAAATTTAAGTATTACAGGCGTGAGTAACCTTGGAGCCATTGCCAATGTTAGAATCACAGGCGGGTCTAGCGGATACTTATTGGCCACTGATGGTGCAGGAAATTTGAGTTGGTTAAACCCCACTGCTGGTACCATTAATACGGGCACAATCAATCGGTTGGCATTTTATACCGGCTCCACTACACTGAGTGACACTACAGCCAATTTAACCTGGACTGGCAATACCACATTGTCTGTGTCTGGTAACATAAACAGTACTAATTTTTCTGCTACAGGAAACCTCAGCGTTTCGGGTCTGGTGGCTTTTGACACTGATGTGTTTTATTTAAACAATGTCAACAACAGAATAGGTTTGGGAACGAGCTCGCCCACATATCAAACACATATCTATCAAAATGACTCCACTGTTGGTTCCACCACAGCCAGTGGTTTAACAACTAATACTAATCTATATAATCAACTGATTGTTTCACCTGCGTCTAACCCCACCGCTGCGTTGACTTATTATGGATCCTTCAGTGACGTATCTTACAACTCCACTGCCAACAGTCCCAATGTGAGCATACTTGGTTCATGGGTTCGTGTTTCAGGAACCAATACTGGCAATATGGCCAACATATCTGGTTCTTCAGTAACTTCCAGACTTACCAGCAGTGGTAATGTGACCACTAGTTATGGATACATCTCAAATTTATCTTTGAGTAGCACTGGTAGCGTACAAAATCATTATAGTGTTTATGTATCAAATCCATCACGCACTGGCTCTGGCAACGTAGTCAATAACTATGGTTTGTTTATTGAAAATCAAAACACTGGTAACACCACAAACTATAGCATCTACAGCAATGGCGGAAACAATTATTTTGCTGGCAATGTTATGATTGGTATAACTTCGCCCAGTGCTAATTTTACTGTAAACGGAACAACCAACCTAAGCCACATAGGAAATGTAAAAATCACCGGCGGGACCAGCGGTCAGTATATTCAAACTGATGGTAATGGAAATTTGAGTTTTAGTAACGTCAGTATTACAAACTTGTCTAATGGTACCAGCAATGTTGCCATATCTTCAACCAACGGTAATGTTACTACCAGTGTGGGCGGTACTGCTAATGTTTTGGTAATTACTAGCACTGGGGCTAACGTTTCTGGTACGATTAATTCCACAGGAAACGCCAATGTGGGCAATATTGGTGCTACCAGAGGCGTATTCACTAATATCAGTGGCGCCATTGAATTAGGTAGTGCGAGTCAAACCAATATCACCGCAGTGGGAACACTGACTGGACTAACGGTGTCAGGTAATATTACTGCTCAGTCCAATGTAACAGTGACCAGCAACATCACTGCTGGTAATATCAACAGTGTGAGTGGTATCCTGAGCGTCACTGGAAATGCAAATGTGGGCAATATTGGCGCTACCAATGCCAATATCACCAGCATGACCGCTACTGGTAATGTGTTCTTGGCCACTAGTAGTGGTAATGTTGGTATTGGAACGACGAGTCCATTAACCACACTACATGTAGGTGCTGTCGGTGGTGGTGCTGGCGGTGGCCTCAACGGCGATGTCACTCTTAGTGCAGGCACCAACATGGTGTACACAGTGGCTACAAGTGGGGCGGCTCTGACCTGGAATGCAAACACCAATGGTGGAAATGCCAACACTATCATGGCTAGATTACAGCCTCGCCATGACACCAGCGGAAACTACTGCTTGGATGTGTTTTGTGGTACTTGGAACAACAATAATTCTGCTGGCACTGCTATTGCTACATTCCAGAGTACTGGTAGGGTCGGTATTGGTAACACCTCACCCGCACATACACTGAGTGTTACTGGCACGATGAATGTGAGCGGCAACGCTAATGTGGGTAATGTTGGTGCCGGCGCTGGTGTGTTTACTGGTGCTATCACTGGTTCCACAACACTAAATGTCACAGGCAATGCCAACGTGGGTAACGTTGGTGCTGCTGCTGGTGTGTTCACGGGAAACGTATCGGCTCGAAGAATTGGCAATGTGGGTGGTGTAGCATTTACTCTACCCAGTACAGATGGGTCTTCTGGGCAAGTGTTATCCACTGATGGCGCTGGAATACTAAGTTGGACCACTAATGGAACTGGTGGCGGAGGCAGTGGTAATTCAATTAGCAATGGTACTAGTTCCGTTGCTATCAGCACAACTAATGGTAATGTAACAACCAGTGTTGCTGGTACTTCTAATGTGGTAGTTGTATCCAGTTCAGGGATCACTGTTTCAGGGACAGTTAGCACCAATAATGACATGTTTTTTACCAAGGGATCAAGTCCTTTTATTGGCCCCAGTAATGCACAGGATCTAAGGATAGGAACAAATTCCACAGAATATATACGAATTACCTCTTCTGGTAATTTTGGTGTTGGAACAGGAAGCCCAGGCGGCCGGCTTGGGGTATTACATAACGCTGCTAGTGTTCCATATGGTATTGCTATGGATAGCTATGACGGTGCTACATTTAAAAACTCCATGATATTTGGTTGGAACACTGCTAGCAGTTTCTCTTACATGGGTAATTTTCAAAATTTCCCTCTTGCTCTTTTGACCAACGGGGCATCAAGACTCTACATTGATAGTGGTGGCAACGTGGGTATTGGAACCACAAGCCCATCTACTGCGCTTACGGTTACTGGAACGGTTACTGCGACTACGTTCAGCGGTTCTGGAGCATCACTTACCAGCCTTCCAGCTGGAAACTTGACTGGCACAATCCCGAGTGGTGTATTGGGTACTGGTATAATTACATCCACAATGATTGCTGATGGTACTATAGTCAATGCTGATATTAGCGCCAGTGCTGCAATTGCGGTTTCCAAATTGGCAGCATCCACGATATCTGGTATCACATTGGGCGGTAACTTAAACACATTAACTCTGAATGTTTCCGGAACTGGATTAAGTGGGTCAACCACTTATAACGGATCTGCTGCTGCAACATTTACTGTGACTTCAAATGCAACCAGCGCCAATACAGCCAGTGCAATTGTTGCTAGAGATGCCAATGGTGATTTTAATGCTAGATATATAAATGCTACTTATTTTAATTCTACTGATGAGGTAAGTGCTGGTACATTGACATATCTTATGGGTAAGTTTGGTGACAACTACCTACGTTCAGCAACCGCTGCAAAAGTTGCAACGTTTATCAGTGGTCAGCCAATGAACATCGTGGGAACCGCAACCAACTTGTCAACTACGAGAGCCAATTGGTCCACAAATGGTACGATCACTGCTGTTGTTGGGCAATTGTCTTGGAAGAACTTCGGCAATGGCTTCACAATTTTTGATGCATCGAATAGTACATCGCCTGACGGAACCTCAGTTAATAACACCAATGCTGCTGTTGCTTGGGCTGGATCATATCCAACTCTCATGGGTTGGGATGGGACCAGTACTTATGGTGTTAGAGTAGATTCTGCCAGAGTTGCAGACAATATATCAGCATACACTATCGATCAAAGTGTTGGTACTGGTAATGCACCAATCTTTGCTGGTTTAACTGCAAATGGAAGAATTATCGCAAAAAGTTCACAGAGTACAGTGCTTGCGACAGCAACTAGTTCGCTTGGCGGAATCGAAGTCGTTGGTGGCGGTGGTGGTAACGCAGCATTCCTGGCTTTCCACAGACCCGATGCGTATGCACTTTATTTTGGATTGGACGGCACTGAACTAAAAGTTGGTGGCTGGTCAATGGGTGCGGTGTCTTACGTTATTTTGAACCAAAATAACTTCACGACCTACTCCTCATCCATGTCCCCCACCTTTGCTGGTGTAACATCCACTGGCAAAATATCCGGATCAGGTACTAATTATAGATTTGTGTTACCTGTGGGAACAGACTATTGGGCTACATAATATATTTTAACACCATTGACTGCGTAATAAGTAGTTTTAGATATCCCAGGAGTTAAACATGCGCGGTCAATGGTGTTATTGGAAAAATTATTTTTCAGCAGAGTTCTGCGAAGATGTTATTAAAAAAGCACAGGAAACTTTGCCGGTACAACCAGCAACAGTCTATGGGTCTAGCAAAGACCCAATACTAAGAGAATCGTCCAGACGCAGCATGGTGCGTTGGATCAACCGAACTCCGGAATGGAGTGATCTCTACGATCAAATTACAAAAATTACCAAACAAAGCAATGATGAGTGGTTTGGGCTAGATTATACTGATTTGAAAACCATACAGTTTACTGAATATGATGCAGTTTATCAAGGAGAATTCAAATTACATCAGGACACTAATTGGGTTAATATTGAACCTATCCAACGAAAAATAACATTTGTGGTTCAGCTGTGTGATCCTGATGCATACCAGGGAGGTGATTTGACTTTCCAATATCTGTCTGAATATCCACCGGCTACGGAAATTCGTTCAAGGGGAACTGTGATATTTTTTCCCAGTTTGTTTTTTCATCAACTGAATCCCGTAACTTCGGGCATTCGATACAGTTTAGTTGGTTGGTGGACTGGCCCAAACTGGAAATAAAGTTTAAATAAAATCACATACTCTGATATAAATATCTTTAATGGGTTTGAAGGTTGCATGTATTGCATTATGCTGGAGTTAGGTCTGCTGCAACGAAAGAAAAGTTGATGCACCCGTGACTGACGAGATACACTTGATTTTCGCCAGAAACGCTCTTTAAAACCGAGCGGTAAGAAAAGGGACACATTTGTGTCCCTTTCTTGATGAGCATTCTGTTTCCAAGGGCTCATCTAACTCATTCGGGTGTATGATGCCATAAATAAAAATGTGGTTCGCGGTGCTCTAACACCCAACCACTCTACGGGCATTGGAGGCCCAGCAGCAATGAATATTTATTATGTCTATCAGTACCTGCGATCTAAAGATTCAGATATTGCACCAGCAGGAACCCCTTATTACATAGGCAAAGGCAAACAGCAACGAGCATGGGATAGTAAACACACAATTTCATTACCATCTGATAAATCATTGATTGTACTTGTAGCTGAACAATTAACAGAATCTGAGGCATTTGAGCTTGAGAAATTATTAATTGAACAATGGGGGCGAGTTGATATTGGCACAGGAATTTTGCGCAATAAGACAAATGGTGGTGAAGGGTCGTCTGGATTAGTTAGATCAAAAGAATCAAATGAAAAAACATCTAAATCATTAACAGGTCGCAAAAGAGGAAGATCAAAAGCATTCGGTACAAAACGAGGACCACTAAGTGAAGAGCGCAAAAATAAACTCAGAGAATCATTAAAAGGTAAGAAAAAGAAAAATCCAAGATCAGCTGAGTATAGAGAAAAACAACGTCAATCACAACTTGGTCATCCTGTTACTGAAGAAGTGCGAAGAAAAATGAGCGAATCTGCTAAATTAAGATGGCAAAGAAAAAAGGCAGAAGCAATGCTTCTGCCTGATGAGCATTCTGTTTCCGAGGGCTCATCTAACTCATTCGGTTAGGCTACTGCTAGCCCAGCTTCCAAGTTACCTTCGAAGCTGTATTCACCGAGATCATACCATTCGTTTGAATTGGCATTTATTAGTTCACGCTGTTACGGTAGTCGTCTGCCGGATAGATTCCCTCTCACTAGTCCTGCCAATCGATACTTTTCAGGCCCACTCAATACACTGATATAAAATGTATTCAGTGGACCTGCCGGCATCGCAGCCGGGTCTTGCTCAGTCGTTGCTTAAGATCATCACCTATCAAACTTATTTATTTTGCAAAATCTGCTCAATTAACTTTGCTCTTGTTTGTATCTCTGCTAGTTCTGTCTCCAAATGCTGAACAACATTTTCTTCAGTTATACGTTCGCCACCATATGTATACCATACAACTGTATTAGGACCCAGCAAAGCGATTGTGGTTTTGTGAGTGTTATCGTCCGAACCTTTGACCCAACAATGATGTTTGCTTTGACGGGGCAAAGTAAACACCGCATCGAAATCAAAGCACCTGATCATTCCGACCCCACTGAATCTTCAACCAAATTCTTTCATGTGCATAGTGAACAATGGTCATTGCCAAATTCATCCATATGGCTGATTCAATCCCAGTCCACACAGCAGTAACAATGGTTGCTGTAACTCGCCAGCTGGCTGATCTTGCTAATGTTCGTCTATGCTGTTCCATGTATAATACTATTATAGCTAATTAAGCAGCGGATATCAAACAAAATGGTAAAAAGGCTATGTTTCCATAGCCTTTTATTTTGCCTAATTAGAAGCTCAGTCGCAAACTCAATTGAATCTGTCGACTGGTTCCCAAGCCCACTGTGCGATCCAGTGTGCTGTTGATTACACCAAATGTTGCTCCCTGAGTGGCTGCACCAAATGCTTGTCCGGGCTGCACGGTATTTGCCTGCCCGGGCTTGCTGGGAATTGCGTTGGGCAATTGAGCAGGCGGATTGGCAAAGTTAGCACGGTTGAACAAGTTATAAACTTCAGCTCGAGCAGTTAGTTGAAAATGTTCAGTAATTCGAATCTTTCTCTGCACGGTGAAATCAGTTTGGAAAAGAGCCGGACCACGCAAACTGTATCGGGAAGCGTTGCCGAATGTGCCTGGCAGTGGAGTGCTAAACGCAGCACTGTTCAAGTACAATGTGCCATTGCTCTTTACATAAGGGCTGACACCTGCCACGTAGTCCGGACGGCGAATCTGTCGACTCTGTCCGCCACCGGGTACGTTTACTACAGCCACACTGTGTACCACTCCGTTTTCTATTACCGGATTGTTGTAGTACATACCAGTGCGCTGATCTTTGTAGATTACGTCATTTCGCACAATAAGTGGATCCAATGGCAATCCAGTGCGAGTATTAATAATACTACCCACTTGCCAATTCTTTAGTAAACCGCGAGAACCTTCGTATAACATCACAGTGTTGAGATTGTGACGAATATCAGCCGCATTGTTGCCATAATCATATCGCCAGTTATAGGGATTGGCCACCGTGACTGTTTCGTTTGACCCACCACTGCTGCCGATTGAACGTCCCCAAGTATAGCTCACACCGTAATTAAAACCATTGCGAGTTTTTCGATTCAGTGTGGCTTGCAGAGCATTGTAGTGATCATTGCCACCACTGGTTTTTACGTCAACTTCAGCCCAACGATCGCCAAACTGTCGAGTTACCACAGCCGCGCCAGTTGTGACATTGGTGCCCACGTTGGTAATCAAGTTGCCCAGTGTGCGAATAAACAAGTTGCGACCCAAACTGCCCACATATGCCACAGTCACAGTGTTGCTTCTGATCTGCTGCTGAACGCTGGTAGTATAGCTGTACACCGTTTCCGGCACACGATAGCCAGGATCATACGCACGCGGCTGGAATTTAAGTGTGGGACTGTTGATGTTGTAGTTGGCCACAATTGCTTGTGTGTTAATGGGATAAGCAACTCCAGTTAGTGTGCTGCTCACACGATCTGATTCAAACGGCTGGATTAGATCTTCCGGCTGACCCGGACCATAATAGATCCCCGATCCCACCCGAACCACAGTTTTGCCTTGCCATCGACGCGGACTCCAAGTCGAACTAAGCCTGGGACCAAAGTTAGTGCGGCTGCTACGATAAATAGGCAGCGCCGGATCCATCAGCTGACCAGTGACTGGATTCCAAGCCACAGCTAGGTTACGCTTTTCTTTAAACACACTGTAGTATTCATATCGCATGCCATAGTTCACAGTGATGTTGTCACGCAACTTCCATTCGTCCTGCACATATCCAATCAAAAAGTGTTGATTGAGTTCACGCTCACCGATTGCGTTGCGATTGAACGGACTGGGCGCACTCACATCACCTAAAAATTGCACCTGTAGTGGACGATTATTGACCAAATCCTCTACGTTGGCAAAACTGTAGGTTGTGCCACCCAGGCGATCAGTGTACAACCGAACCCAACGAGCTTCTCCGCCCATTTTGAAATTGTGGCTGCCCTGAATCCAGCTGAAGTTATCAATCAGTGCTGTGCTGGTATTGGTATAAGGCTGACCACGTCCATTGGTTGCACTGTTGCTGCGAACCAGTCCGCCAGCAGTAGCAAAGCCGGTGCCTGCGCCCTGGCTGCTGATGCCTGCAATTGCAATGCCACCTGTGAGATTTACACTGATATCAGCAGGATTAAAACCGTTGACAATGGGTGCTCTGCCCCAGGCACGAGTCTTGTAAGCATTAATGCCCAGCTTGGCTTCATTGATTTTGGTTGGGCTAACGATCCACTGAGTGTTGAACACTGCATTTTGCGGTACTGCGGTAACATCAATACCGTTGCCAGTCACGCCCAGTGGTTGAACACTGTGGCCCTGATCTCGGAAGAAACGAGCGTACACATTGAATCGTTCAGTTAGTCTGCCGTCAATGCGTGATCCAAAGCTGGCTTCGTCCACAGACTGTGAGCGATCCAGCGCCACAACATCTGCATTGGGATCAGTGGTTGCAATATTGCCCACTGGATACAAACTCATCAGTGGCTGCACACTGGCCACAGCTCTGGCTCGTGCGCTCACACTGGGCACAGCTTCTCTAAATGGAATGCTCTGACGCTGACGCAGATTTTCATTGCTCGCAAACCAAAACCAACGATCTCGCACAATGGCTCCACCTGCGCTGGCTCCAAACTGATTCAGTCTCAGTGGATTGGTTTTTGCACCATCAAAAAAGTTGCGAGCATCCAGTGCATTGTTGCGCAGATATTCAAACACACTGCCGTGCAACTGATTGCCACCACTTTTGGTGACCACTGTGATCTGTCCACCAGTGCCTGTGCCATATTCAGCCGGATAGTTGTTGCTTTCCACACGGAATTCTTGCACATTTTCCATGCTGCTCTGCAGGCGGAAAAAGCTGCTGATCTGCCCGTTGAGATTGCCTGGGCTGCTGTCAATAATCGCACTGCCTTCTACACCATCATAACGGATAGCATTCTGTTGATTGCTGCGACCGCTAAAACGGATGTTGTCATAACTGCCACCACCGCCGGTATTTGCACCTGGTGCCAGCAGATACAGCTGACTGAGCTGACGTCCGTTCAGCGGCAAGTTTTCCACTTCGCGTTCGCTAACGTTCACCCCCATTTTGGCACTGGCAGTGTCTACTGCCACCACGTCGCCACCTTCCACCACAATTTCAGTTTTGATCATCTGTGGGACCAAAATAAAATTCACAGCAATCTGCTGACTCACTGACAGTTTGATTCCGCTGCGTTGCATGGCAGCAAATCCTGGTGCGGCTACCTTAATGGTGTAATTGGCTGCACTTAAATTGGTTAAAGTATAGCGTCCTTCAGCGTCGCTGGTTGCCTCTCTCACGGTGCCAGTTTTTTCATTTTGCACAGTCACCATGGCGCCTGCTAAAATGGCATGTTCGCTGTCCTGAATCACACCCACGATAGCAGAAGTGTCACTCTGTGACCACAGTGCCATCACACACATAAGATGTAGAAAAAAATTTTTCATTCTTTGATTATTCCTCTTTGTTACTTACACTTTTCAAATTTACAAATAAATTACAAGTACAACACAATTTAGTTACATTTAATCAGATTAAATGTTGACAATATTATTCCAGAAAGCTGCTCTGATCAACTGTTCTTGCTCAGCAGAAGTTAATGCACCATTACCGCACCGATGAGCATAACTCCACATTTCCACATTGGATAACATCTCTTGTATCTTGGCAGTGTTTCCCACTTGATAAACCAGGCATAGCTGATGCAAAAATTTTTCCATGTAGAACACTTTTTCGGATAAGGTAATTTTTGGATATTTGGTTTTCATAAAATACAACTCAGATTCTGACCCGGCGCTGGCATCAGTTTAAAGAACAGATCCACCCTGCGATTTGGCTCCACCCTGATATCGCGATATCGAGTAGTTCTCCAACGATCTCCTGATACAAACACGCCATACACCCCGGGCTCTAGGTCAGTGAACTTGAAAATCCCATCTGTGTTGGTTTTGTCGCAATAAGTATTTGCCTGCGGTAGATTGTTCAAATAAATCTGATAGCATATTTCCTGTTTGGGCACTGGCTTTCGATTGCAATCTAACAACTGACCCCGAATTTCTCCAGTTTCAGTCGCGGTTAGCAATTTAAAAATCAAAAATCCTTTGGCTGTAAAAGCAGAAGTTAGTGTGAATTTTGAAATCATAATGACCTTTACTGTTCAGATGGATTAACTGTGTTCTTTAATTTGAGTTTCAGTACATTTAAAAGATAATCGTCTGTTTGATTCAGAATCCACGCACGAGCATTCTGAAAATGACCATTCATCAAGGAAAACATTGCGCCCTGAATATCACTAGGAACCTGAGATTTAACGTATGCAGCAAAAGACTTACGGCTTGCGGCTATTTCTTCCCTGGTACCCTGGAACACAATATCCGTACCATGTGGTTTTGCATTCTGAAAATGCTGATCAATTACCTCAGCTAACTGGTCAATTCGCTGATTCACCATGGCAAATCGATCTTTGATTTCGTCAAAATAAACAACAGCTTCGTCAGATTCACCCTGACGAATCAGATCCAGGATACCACGCAACCCTAGACTAAATCGAGAATAGTGCAAAGCCACATACTTGGGGCTCTTGATTTTAACCCGGTTGAACTGTTGATCCACCACCACAAAGCCTTCCTGCACCAAAGGATCCAGTTGTTCAGCTGCCTGAGTGGCTGCTTGGGCTGAATTGAAATCAAAATGGCGCACACGCTGGAACCCTTCCCAAATTCTGGGATCATCCAGGTGAACCTCAACACCGTCAGCGTCACGGGCACTCAACAACGTTACCTCGGCGGTATTGTTGCGAGTAATCACGTGGTTCTGGGGACTAACCAGTTCCCAGCAATAGGTCCAACCCGGGATCGGATTTTGCGTATTATACTTTTGATTGAAGGTTTGCCAGAAAAGATCACGGAAAGTGATGGGCCAATCGCCCACTTGGCAATTTGCACCGGGGGTTTGCTTGGTGCTCACCATCCAGTTGCCAGCATAGTGGCACAAAATTATCAAAGATCCGTCCAACTTCTCCTGCACTCGGGCAGTGGACCAATCAATTTCAGCAGCGCCAGGTTCACCCCAATTGAAAAACCGCAGAAAGGGGAAAGCAACCACATTCCAATTTTGGTCTTGGTCCAAAATCAAACCACGGCTCTCACGAACAATGGGGTGAGTCTTGTTTGCATAAGATTCGGTCATATGGTAAGCAAACTGCACCAGGTTGGGATGACTGGTGTCACGGGTGTAACGGATGCCCAGAGCACGGATTTCTTCTAGACCCGTAGTAGACCCACGCAATAATTTTTGAATATGCAACTCAGCGTTCATTGATCCTCCAGAAAGCCTTTTTGATTAACTCATTTTGCTGACGATCAGTTAAGGTGCCATTACCGCAACGATGAGCATAACTCCAAACATCAATGCGATCCAGCATTTCGTTAATTTTTTGAGTATTGCCAACCATACGAGACAATGACAGAGAATGTAGAAGACATTCATACTCCTGTATTTTTTGGCGTTGTGTTGGCTTCTTCATACTTTATTATAGCACTTTTTAAAGTCGTATGTCAAGTCATGAAAATGGGGGCCATTGGCCCCCATTTTGGTTTCAAGTTTAGAACGCTGGTTGAGTGTAGAACACACCGCGGTCCAAGTCAAACTGCAACCCAAAACCAAACAGTGCTGGTTGGGTTCCTGTAATACGAATCGAACCAGTCTTTCCAGCAGTGAACGGCCAAGCACTGTTCACATTGGCAATATACTGTCCATTCTGTGGAACTTTGACTTTGGCAACAGTGACGCCAGTGGGAGTCAAACTCACACCCTGCTCATCAAAGAACTCAAAAGTCAGTTCTTGCTCAAAGTTCAGTGCATTGCTGATTGCAATGCCGGTGCTGTTACGGCCCACATTGTTGAACAACACCGTCAACGAACTGCGGCTGGGATGTTTCACTTCCACTGCACTTTCAAACACTGGTGAATTGTTGGCGTACACCACGTTGATGCTGGGAGTTGCACCCAAGAGAGGTTTGATCATAGCAGTACCAACTTTGAGTCCGCTGGGGTTATCCAGTGTTAGGTCCAAGTAACCGCGTGCTGGAACTGTGACACCAGGAAGATAGTTGGTTAAGAACCCATTTACTGCAAAGTTTTCTGCCAGCCCCTGTGGGTTGTAAAAACGAACTTCGCTGATGCTGGGTGAACTGGTGGTGTTCACCAAACGTACTCGAGTCTTCCAAACGTCGCCTGCTGCGATATGCGGAATCTGTCGATCGTTTGCACTGGGCAACACATAGGTGCGGCTATCAGTGACGTTTAGTGTGATGTTGAACCCCACAACCAGGCTGGGTGAATTCTGTACAAAGTTCACTGGAATGCTGTAGGTGCCCACATTCAAGCTCTGGGCATTCACAGCCAGTTGCACTGCACCAGTGGTACCGGGCGGCAAATAACCCACCATGGGTGAGTACAAAACCACAGCAGAGTAGTCCACAGGAACATACACACTGTATGCAAAACTGTTGGCACCAGCGGTGATGGTTACACCTGGTAAAGAAACCAACGTGTCTACTGCCTTGTCGTAGCTCACAGTAGCACCCGCAGGTGACAACGTTGGGAATGGATTAGTCTGTGCAAACGCACAGACTAGAGTAAAAAATAGTGATGAAATTAACTTCATGTTTTCTCCTTGTTATTACTTAGTCTTAGATAAAGCGTTGAATATATTTAATTTTACTTGTTCAATGACGTTGGTGTCAATAGAATCACTTGGTTGATTTGACCTAAAGCTCACTTGCCAACCTGAATCCAACTGCGATTTGAGCCAAGCATTTAAATCATATCTATTGGCAAATTTCATTGTGTAACCTGAATCCAGCACAGCATACTCTGTTGATTCAATCGCCACTAAACAATGGCCCGTGTATACAATTCTCAACCAACGAGTATCGCCTTGTGGATTCTCCAAACACAATGTTTGGCAATGCTCTATCATGCAAACCTCATTATGTATTCTGTCGCATGTTCGTCTGTTAGCTCAGCCACAAACACCACACTGGATGTTCCATTATCAGGCGAACGATGTGTGAACAGTTTTATTTCATATTCGTGATTGCGCAACCATTTGTATTTATTGGTATGTTTGAACCTTTCGATCAGTTCAGCAGCTGAGTTTCCGTACAACATCCTTTCGTTAACCGTTATTTTTTCTACGGTAATCTTCTGCATACAAATTAAACAGCCATTGGCGCTGCGATTGCAGGATGACACTGATAATCAATCAGCTTGATATCGTTTGGTGTAAAATGGTTGATATCTTTGATATCAGGATTGAGCCACACAGTGGGTAAAGGTAGCGGAGTTCTTGTTAGCTGCTCCTTTACTTGGTCCATGTGATTATGGTAAACGTGTGCGTCTCCGATTACGTGAACAAATTCCCCAACACCTAACCCACACACTTGAGCAATCATGTGAGTGAGCAGGCTGTAGCTGGCAATATTGAACGGGATTCCCAAGAACCAATCTGCGCTGCGTTGATACATTTGACAACTGAGTTTGCCATTGCGCACGTAGAACTGACTGAGCACATGACAAGGTGGCAGACACATTTGACCCAGATCGTCAGGATTCCAAGCAGTGAGAATATGGCGACGACTGTGCGGATTGTACTGGATATCTTTGATCAGCAAGTGTAGCTGATCAATTTTGTTATTATACGAACCTCGCCAGTCTCTCCATTGTACACCATAGATGCGTCCAGCATCGCCATCAAAATCAGCATTACGGACCCAGTTAGGATCCAGTGCATTAGCATGCCATATGGTCTGTTTGCCCGTAACGCCGTGTGTGAGTTCGCTCAGTCGGTCAATGTCGCTGGAGCCTTCAATAAACCACAACAGTTCTCCCACCACAGCACGCCATGCTAGCTTTTTGGTAGTTAGTGCTGGGAATCCCTGATTGAGATCATGTCGCATCTGAACACCAAAAATACTACGGCTGCCCACCCCAGTGCGATCATCGGTATCGACGCCACTCTCCAATATGTTTTTCAATGTATCAAGATACTGTTTTTCCATAATGTCTAACCCATTTTTTAATTGTGTACCGAACTCCGCTGCGAGCATCCTGGAATTTCTTTTCTACCGACAACGTATCGTCAAAATTATCAGACCATTCTGATTTGGGATAGTGAGTATCACACTCCCATGTGCCTTCTATTTCGGTGTGATAAACAATGCACGCATGTGGCATCCAGGATCTCAGAGTTTCTGCTCCGCCTATTACCCAGATATCACCGCCGTAGCATATCCAAAGCAGAAGATCTAAACAAATTTCTGGTTCTCCTTCAATATGAATGACATTTCTGTCAGCGACAATATCAGGATTTCTACTCCACACGATACTTTGCCTGCCAGGCAGTGGATTGTGCATATCTGGACTAGCCCAGGTTTTTCCACCCATCAGTATGTAGGCACCCATGGTTAGATCACGAAAATTTTTTAAGTCGTCAGTAAGCCTGGGCCAGGGCATGGAACCCTGATGGCCCATGCCCCCTTGCAGGTCTGTGGCAAATATTGCATTGATGCGCGGTTTAGTTATGGTCATGGTAATAGATCGTCCAGTATACCACTCACTATCTGTTCAATACATCTCTGGTACTTATTGAGATCTATGATCAAGCGTATTCTTGGACCATTTGAAAAGTCTTGAATGCTTCGACTTAATAGTGCCAAGGTTTCTTGATCCAGGTTGTCAAAGGGCATTACTACATCAGGCTGCCCTGGTGTGATAAAATGAACTTCTTTGATCAGGAAAATGGGTATTGATGACTTCTCAGTTTCTTCCAGAAGAGCTTCCCAATCAGTTCCCACTTCAAAATTCTCACGCAACTGTGGTTTTCGATTTCGCACTGTTCTTGGGTCTGCCCCTTCTGGGCGCCGCAGTAGCTTGTTTGGGTTCACCCAACAGCTGAGCTTCGGTTTCCAAACGTTGAGCTTCAGTTAAGAGACTCTGAGCTTCAACTCTCATCCTGGCAGCCTGGGCAATTAAGTTTTGAGCCAGGTTGCTGTCGCTGAGCAGATCGGCGGTTTTTTCTGGCACAGATTGTGTCTTTTTGTTTTTAGCAGGATCACGCAATCCACTCTGCGCATCCAGTTCGGCCATTTTTTGAACAGCTTCTGATCCAGCTTCCATTTTTTTCAAAATTTCATTCAGCTCGTCTAACCGAACATTACTTTTGGTATCGGGCGTGACGATTACCTGATTGGTTGGTACCTTCTTGATCAGACCTTCTTTATGCAATGTGTGCAACATGTTTCTTCCGTCAGGCAATAGATTTCGAAACAGAGCTTCTGAAAATTCAGCAGCCTGTTGACCCACTGCGGATTCCAAAATCTTCATCACAGCGTCGTGATAGGTTCTAGGCAGTAGGTCACTATAGCTGACCAAACACATATGCTCTTCATTGGGCACAGTGCGATAAAGAATTACTACTTTTTTATCCCCGTGACGGCCCACGTGTTTAATCATGATTTGAAACTCCTTCCAGATTTGCTGGAGCGTCCTGATCGTCAGTTAAAGGCACTTGGCCAATAGTAGTAGTGTCTTCACCGACCGGCTCATCAGACTTTATTGAACCTGACATTTCCAGGAAGGCCGTGAGTTTATCATACACGTTTCCTATGGTTGTGAATTCTTCGGCCCTGAAAGCACCACGCTGTGAACATTGTGAAACTATCTCTCGAAGAATTCTCAGGTCGTTGAGGTCTAATGTTGGTTGATTGTTCTCCATGTTTACTCCTTTCCAATATTTATTTGCTTATGGAACTCTATGATTTTTTTCTAAATTGGGCAGGATCAGAGTGATAAAAGTGATATCCACGGGATCTTCGAACCCCAAGCCCAAGTACTTGCCGCCTATCAAAGCAGAGGATACGTTGGGTCTAGGTATACAGATACGGCCTTGGGTGTGGCTCAGGACCTGTTGAATCAGATTAGAAATAACAACCGCTTCAGTGGAAGCGGTAATAATTTCTACTGGAATCGTCAGAAGTTTGAAGTGCCAAAACCATTGAGTACACACTCTGGGGTGTTTGCAAATTTGGTTTATAATTTCGTTGTCGTTGTTCATAAAAAAGAAGGGTGCGGGACTTTCTCCCGCACCCTGTTTGTTTAGTCTTCGTACTTTACTGTGACACCATGCGGTGCAACTACGTCACATCCACCATGCACAATAAACAACGTATCGCAGTAGTTAGGATCACCAAACCCGTCGCCGGTATACATGTCAGTCATCATAATGAACAACTTGGGTTCGATATTGTTCGCCTTCATCCATTCCCAGTTTACATTAAAGCTGGTGCCACCACCGCCCTTGATCTGGTACTCAGTAACACTGCGGCCATCGTCACTGGTAAAGGTGTCGTGACTGTAAACTTCAGTATCAAAGCACCAAACCTGAATACGGTAACCATCAAACTGCTGCATGATGCCCTGGATCTCGCTGAGGAAGTCACGAGCCTCTTTATCGCCAATGGAACCACTCATGTCCAGTGCCACGCAAACGTCAATCTGCTGATCCACCACCATGCCTGGGATCACAGCGTCCAATTCCCAACCCTTGCGGCTGGGCACCAACCAGCTGTAGTCGCTGAGCACAGTGCTTTCAATCCGCTGGCGCAACAGCTCGCGCCAGTTCATCTTGGGCTCAGTGAGCTCCTTGATCAGGCGCTGAACGCCTGCCGGCAACTGCCCAGCCTGGCACTGCTTGGCAGCGTTGATCACCGCTTCGCGGATCTCGTCGCGAATAGCCTTCTTTTCTTCTTCGCTGAGGCTGGGACGGCCCGGGCGTTTTTTATCGCCGTTGTTTTCACCGTCGCCTTCGCCCTCGCCTTCATCATCGCCGTCCATGTGATCATCCAGCACTTGATCCAGCAGATCCTGGATGTTGATCTTCTTGGCATTCTTGAACAAGTGATCGTACACTTCTTCAGAACTCCAACCAGTGTACTGACGGTCATAAAGTGCCGGCACTGTGGTAATCAGCTCGCCAACCTTGGCGGTCACCAGTTCCTGGTTCACCACGTAGTCAGCAGCAATGTTGTGAAGCTGAGGATCACGATCGCCACGGCGTTCCATGTGATCGTAAACCACGTGCAACACTTCGTGTCCAAACAAAAACTCAACTTCAGCAGGGCGGAGGGCCTTGATAAAGGCATGATTGTAGTAGAAGTGACGCCCGTCAGTGGCAGCAGTGGGGCACCACTCATCAGCTGGGGTCAGCTTCAAACGAGCACTGATGTTGCCAAAAAATGGTTGCTTCAACAACAGTGCAATTCTAGCCGTAATCAGCTTTTCCTTCACCTGCTCAGCCAGCGACTTGTCAATGGGTTTGTCGGTGCAGTAGGTTTCAAACTGCTTGTCTTTGCGAGTTTTTTTGGTAGTAGCGGTGCTCATGTTGTCCTTTACTCTTTTAGTATAGCAAATTTGATAGAACGTGTCAACTTATCTGCCAGTACAAAGTTCCAACTGGTCCTGATCATTGGCACAGAACCCCTCAATAAAGATATGGTGATCATCACCGCTTTTCTTGATAGCAAGGTCAGCAGCACGCCACAAATCCACCCAAGTGAGTCCTGTGATAGGAATCAATACAACCTTTCCTCCCCAATGATTCTGGTACACCAGTACTGATTGAGAATACCCATGTGGGTGGGTGAGATCGTCGACATCGTATAGGCTCCAGCGGGAGTAAAAATCGTTGGAATTTTGAATGGTTTCGTAGTGGTCGGATTTGAGTTCAAATGCTTGATCGTCCTGTTGGTAGGCACCAGCCAAACCTTTTTCAAACTTAGCAATGATATTGGCTATTGCGACGGTGTGGTTTTGGTCTGGAGTCATTGTGCCCTGCAGGGACCTCAGTTCACACAGAGCATTGTGGATAGTGGAAAAATCTTGGCTGTTGATTGTGGGGTTGCAGTTCATTACTCTTTTAGTATAGCAAATTTGATAGAACGGATCAACCAAAAACAATGGAAAATTGTTACTAATCACAACAGACGAATGCGGGCTTGGTTTCCCAAGCCCGCATCGTGTAGCAGGGACACAACTCCCTGGAGTACTATCGGTTATTACCTACTGCGATGATGTACTTGCCAAACCGCTTGTGGAACTCTTCAAAGCTCTTGAGCCGGCTGGGCTCAATGGGCAGCTTGTAGTTCACCAGCGCCACCCGAGCACCCATCACAGTGAGCTCAGTCTCGAAGTTCTTCATCATGAACTTCAGGAAGTTGTCAGCCATGTCGTGGAACACACCCTTGCCCACGTTGTTTTTCTGAGCTTCCTGCAGCTCGTAGCACATGCTGATCACCAGGCTGTACTTGGCGCTCATCTCAGCAGTCTTGAGGTCAGTAACCTTGCCGCTGAGGATGTCACTGGGGTCGGGCAAGTTTTCTGCAAACTTGCGGTGAGCCATGAACTGAACCGCAATACCTTCGCCCACCGTACCAGCAGCCAAGTCGCTGAGCTCTTCGTTAGTGATCGATTCGTCAACCAACAGGTCGCTGAGGAACTTCCAGCTTCGCGGAGTAGCAAAACTCCGGCTGGAGCTCTTGGGATCGAAGTCGAACAGGTCGTTCTTGCGGAAGTTCAGGTAGCCCACAATGTCCTTGTGGACGTTGTGATCCACAGCCCAGTCGAACCAGGTCTGGAAGTCAACGCGAACTTCGAGGTGGACGAAGCGATTGGCCAGCGGAGTGGGCATGCGGAACGTAACGCCCTTGTCGCTTTCGCGGTTGCCAGCAGCCACCACAACCACGTTGTCGGGCAGCACATACTTGCCCACTCGGCGGTTCAGAACCAGCTGGTAAGCCGCAGCCTGCACAGCCGGGGCAGCAGAGTTCATTTCGTCCAGGAACAGCACCACAACCGGATACTTGGCTGCAAACTCCTGCGTGGGAAGATCAACCGGCGGAGCCCAGTCCATCAACCCGGTCTCCTTGTTATAAAACGGGATACCCACGATGTCAGTGGGCTGCCGGATGCCCAAGCGGAAGTCCATCATCACGCCGCCCATGCTTTCGGCAATCTGTTCAATCAGTTCGCTCTTGCCAACTCCGGGAGGGCCCCACAGGAACACCGGACGCTGGACTTTCAAACAACGCATGATCCGGCTACGAGCCTCAGTCAGCGTCACCGTACGGGCATCAATCATCTTAGCACTCATAAATTCTGTATCTCCTTGTGTGTTGTGTTTTCTACTACTCTTTTAGTCTAGCAAATCGGCCTTGTTGTGTCAACTATTAGGCCAAAGTTTCTTCTTCGGCAGCATCAAACTCGGGAGTAAACCAAAGTCGGCTGCAACGGTCCAACCCAGCGGGTATTACTGAATCCAAATCCTGGAACTCTTGGCTGATTTGATCCAGGGATCGATAAAAATCAGACATGTCTTGATGATCTTCAAACCCAGAAACTTCTTCGCACTGAACATCAGTGAGGAAGGAGCAAAGTTCGTTGTTTTCCATGTTTTTGTCTCCAATGTGGTGTGTGTCTGCTACTCTGTTATGATAGCAAACTGTCTCAGCCGTGTCAACCAAATCACAAAAATTAAGTTGATAGCACTCGCCACATTTTTTGCTTTTCCTTAAAGTCCCGCATGGCAGGCCAATCATCAGCCCACAGTGTGATGCCAGTTGAGTAGCTCTGCGGACCACCGCCGCCGCCCCTATCGCAATTCACTATGGTGCCATCAAACATCTCAGTAACGAAGCTGGAGAAACTGCCTTTGTAACTAAAATCCAGCCTAAACCCCCAACCTGGGTAGGTGGTGGGTAGATCAGATTTACGTTCCCAATTTTTAACACCATTGCGGGGGCAGGAATGTGAATTTCTGGGTTCCTCCCAGTCTGGAGTAGTTTGGCGGCAACTGACGCTGATCAGTGTGGGAAGTACGGTTTTTTTTAGTTTACGATTTGGATTCCAACGTCTATTATAGATTGCATGATTCCTGAGCGCAAAAACATCCCAATTGTCCTTAAACCATTTTTCAAATTCCTCAGTGGTTTGAACATTTTGTGCAGCCCATTCAAATATTTGATCAGATTGATTTATTACACGTTGAATATCACGCCGAAAACTCAGAAGAGTGCGAAGTTCTCTAAGGTGGACCATATATTTTTGGTCGCACTCAAACAGTTTTTGGGTCCAGGGGCATTTTCTAACGGTGATTTTCATATTAAGCCAGGTTCAGTTGGGGATTAAGGTCACGGATAATCTCACGTTCACGGGCGTAGGCCGCAGCACGACCACGCAGAGTTTCTACCACGCTGTATTCAAACGCTTCCACGCCATATTTGCGCATGGCGTTGTAGAGCGGCCAGGATTTTTGCTCGCTCCGGCAGCGGCTCTGGTGTTTCTTCCAGCGATCGCAAACACTCTTCAGTGCCGTGCTCTGGGTACGAGCAGTGATTCCGATGTAGATCTGGTCGTTGACTTGCAACTGATAGATAACGTAGGAGCGGTCGCAGCGTTTACGGCGTCTGGTTTTTTGTTCCATTACTCTTTTATGATAGCAAACGATGACCAAAAGGTCAACCTGATCACACACTTTCGAGAGAAAACCTGCTGATCTCAGAACTGGTAAGTTCAGCAAAATCAGCAGGTTAGAATTTAGTAAATTTTGAGCTTGCGGTTAATGCTGATCACTTGGCGATTCAGTTTGAGGATTTGGTGTTTGATCTGATTCTTTAGCTCAGCTTCCTGTTGACTCTGGGTCCCAACGGACTTGTTAAACTCAGTCAGAGTCTGAATTTCAGAAACCAGCCCGGATCTTTTGCACAACATCATGTAGCGTGTGGGGTCAATTGTCACGGGAGTCTTGCGCTCTTGTTCCAATCTCTGCGTCATCGTGTCAATCTGCTGTTGGTGTACCATGTGTTTTCCTTTGGTTTAACTGCTACCTTATTATGATAGCAGATCCTGGACAGCGGGTCAACCAGATTAGCCTATCACTGTGCAACCCTGCTCAGTCAATTCTGTAATCAGCTGCTGGCGCTTGAGAGGGTCAAACACGTTGAATTCGCACCGCCCCTTGTAACGAGCATCATCCAGCAGATCCTTAATTTCCTTCAAACCCATGTTGGTGTAGGTACGCACAACCTTAATACAGTTGATGAAGTTGGTACCAACACCAGTGATCACAACCTTTTGGAAATCGCCCGTTAGCATGCGCATGAGCAAATCGTTCTTCAAGTTGGGATGAATGGTATCAGCCAACACACCCCAAGCGTCATTGGCTGCGTCTGCGCCAGCAATTTCAGCCAGAGTGCGCAACAGTGTATGGCTGGCGATAATCAAGTTGGCTCGCTGATTAGTTGTGAGAGTATCGTAGTTGATCATTAGATTTTCTCCAGTTTGAACTCAGCTCGGTCCAAAATATCAGCCCAAGTGTTATGATAAAGTATAGCATGTTCAGCAGCTTGGGGGTTGAGCTCTCGTTTTTTCGAAGTCATCCAGTCTAACGCCCACATTAAATGACTAGTGTGCGCTTGCTGAAGAACCGCTTCATAGGTATTTTGTGCAAGCTCTGCCATATCCGAACAAGGAGAGTCAATTTCTACATCAATTGTGATTCGATACTTGCTCATAATACCTTAAATCTTCTCCAGTTTGAACTCAGCTCGGTCCAAAACGTCAGCCCAGTTTTTGTGATACGCAATGGATTGTTTAGTAGCATCAGGATTGCGGACATGCAGATCAGACATCAACCACTCCGTCACCCGATGTAAATGGCTGATACTTGCTTCTTTAAGAATTGCATTTGCAGTTTCCTGCGTGAGCGCAATCATATCATTGTGTGGAGGATTGATTTCCAGATTGATCGTAACGCGGTATTTGCTCATGTTTTTAGTGTAGCGTGGTTGAAATCATTTGTCAACCACGCTACAATTTGCGCTAAAATTCGTCCCGATCAATCACACCGCAACGGAAAACTGGTAGACCCAGAGGAGTCCAGCATTCCCTAACGACGGCCGCCCGGTCATCAAACACCGCCAGCACACTGTACTGATCTTTGACGTGTTGCATGTACAAATCGCGCTTGACTTCACTGTCACGCCGGCGATCGGTTGCAGCTCGCATGAACAGCAGGTAGTCTGACAGTTTGCACTTTTCATCCAAATAACGTTCAGTTTCACTCTGACATTTGGCGCTGCGGCCGCTCATAAAAATCACCTTGCAACCCTCGCTGATTTGCAGTGCTCGCACCGTTCGGAGTACATGCTCACGCACTGCATCATTGTAAACCAAGTGCTCGTCATAAGGTCCACGGTCAACCATTTCAGCTACGGTGCCGTCGATGTCCACAATGATTGCTTTGGTTAAATTGGGATTCTGATCCCAACGAGGCAGAGCACCTTCTGCAGGGCGCGGGCTGAACTTGCGATACATATCGCGTATGACCTTTTCACCCACCTGAGCCTTGCCCTCACGCTGAGCATCACGCTGCACACATTCCTCTACCGAAACGTGCTGAAAATCCACCAGCTCAGTTTCGTAGCCGATGCTTTCACAAAAATCCACAATCTGCTTGCGAGTTTTGGGGTTCATGTGTGTGTTGTCTACAATAACGTCATGCCCTTTAAAATGAGCAGTTTGAATCATCAGCTCACGCTGGCAGCGAACGTAATTTTCCACAGTGGGCGTCCACTTGTCAATCTTTTCACGCTCCATGTATTCAGCACGTATGGAATCGTTGTTCACAATCACCGTGTTGGGATTGTGTTCAACATACTCTCTGGCCCAGGTGCTCTTGCCGCTGCCGGGCAGTCCAACTGTGATCTTTGCCTTCATATTCTTATGCTAACGCCTTTCTGTTTAAATGTCAACCTTGTCAGGATATACAGTGATTGGCACGATTCTCCATTGTTCATCGGGTGCTTTGGATTGAACGTATTCCAATGTTCTTTGCGCCTGCTGCTGATCACCGTAGTGAATTTCGCTGCTGTGAATAGTGTATACTCTGAGTCGGTCACTGTTGGGCCAATGGGTGGCTATACAGAAATTAAATTCCGGGTTTGTAGATTTTTGCATGTTCACTCCAGATTAATATAAACCACATCGCATGTTGTTCAGTACGGAACCAAAGTATAACTTCTGAGATCGAAAAATGTTTTCTGCCCCAATCCACTGTGTGTTGCCATCCCTGCTGCTGAAACCAAAGTATATACTTTTCTCGCGATCTGATATAATACCATTCGTTAAACGGTATTTCAACCAAGTACTGAGGTTCTAGAAGGCTCATTTTCGCATCTTTTTGTACAATTTTGGCATGTTCACTGTGGGCTCGATAATAAATTCTACCGTTTTCATCAATGATTTTGAAATATATCAGGTTAACGCTCCACACACAATTCAAAGAATGTCATAAACTGCGCCATGCTCTCACGCGATCCTATCACCAGCATGCTGCAATCACGCTCCACAATCACACCAACTCCAGGAAAATCCTGCAACATTGTGTGCATGCGTTTGCCAATTTCGGAATCCACCACAAAAGCCATTCGGTCTGGTGTAAGTTCAGTTGGGCCTTTCATGGAGTTTTTCATTTATTATTAATTAGGATGACGAATGGAAAAGCAAAAATGATGATGAGTTTTGCTTTGCGGGCAATGCGTTCTTGGAGAAATAAAAATCATAAACGATATAAAATATCGTCCATATGGTACGAATTAAGCAAAGTTACTAAGATTTCTCATTCTGAAGAATCTCGAAAGAAGATTAGCGAGTCTGGATTAGGCAGAGTTCCGTGGAACAAAGGATCAAAAGGAAACATTCCCTGGAACAAAGGAAAAGTTGGTGTTTCAGAAGAGACTCGAGAAAAAAATGAGTAAAGCAGCGTCGAGCCGAAAGCAATCTCAAGAAACTATCCAAAAACGAAGTAATGCTGTTCGAGCCAAAAAATTAGATCCTAGTTATCAGAGACCAAAAATTTCACAGGAACTAAGAGATCAAATTTCTGCTAAATTAAAAGGAAGAAAGTTATCTCCTGAAACATTAGCGAAGCGAAAGTCAACAGTTGAAAAGAAAAAATTAGAAAAATTATCTCAAAAATTTTCCGAAGATTAAGTTAAACTGCTCATCAGACAATGAACCAACATCTTCTTTTTCTGGAAGATATATTACTTCGTTACCGTATTTGGCTAATTTTTTACCAGCAGAATCTCCATCGCAAACTGCAATTAATTTGTGTGGTAACACACTAATCCAATTACGCAAATGTTTTGGGTCATTTGAAATGACTGCTATAGACTGCAAGCCGTGCCACGATAATCGGCAAGAATCAAATACGCCCTCTACTAGGAACAGATCACCGCCCCGCCAATCCACACTCTCCAAACCCCACACACCCACCTTGTTCTCGCCAAACCAAGTGTGATAGCGGGTATGCTCGCCATTGTTGTGCAAACGTGGTGCACCGGGCTCGTACTTTTGGTAGCCCACCATTTGCCCACTGAAATTCCACATGGCAAAGGTTGCGCTCACACCTTCCTCAATCCATACTCCACTGTATCGATCAGGATCAAACCAGCGGCTCAGTAGATGTTCGCGCATAATCTTATATTAGCACATTAGGAATCAGATGTCAATCAGATTAAAAATTTCATCAAAAACAGCAGATGCTTCTGATCGTCCACAATTTCATATGATTCATATGTTGGTTCGAGTAGTCTCACACCAAATTTATCTTCCAACCATTCATCAAAATGTTTTGTATTCTGAATGTATTTTACATTGGAGTCCTTGTACATGTCATAAAAATATTCAGATGCTCTCACAATGCGACAAAATTGTGTCATATTTTGTTACACTTTATAATCTACAATTTCAATTTCAAACTCACCGGTCTGTTTATGGGAAGATTCCAGCTGTCGTGATCGTCTGTATTCTACTGCTTGATCATAGTCTGCAAAGGCTTGCTCAATTACCTGAATCTGATTGGCTTGAGTGAAAACAACTAGATAGATTTTATTCATAAACATTTCCTCTCCAAATTTATTAGATCATCAATTTCATCCAAGCAGCGTCTGATTCTCTTTCAAAGAGCACAGTGATGAACTTGCTGTGAGCTTGGTATCTGTAAGGACCAAAATTTTGCTTGGCAAATTCTTCAAATGCAGCTGACAAATATGCTCGTCCAGCATAAACAACAAAATTACCAGACCGAGTAGTTACCCATTTAGAATCAATTGGGAGTCGAACTTTGTGTAGTCTGTGCATGTTAGTTAGATAAAATCTTCCACATTAATTCGGCGTCAGTCATCATGTTTTTCCTGCGATTCTTTGCCCACTCTGTTTCAACACCAGCCAACCGTTCCAGCTGCATGCGAGATCCACTGAGTGAACTGTAGCATTTATGGTACAATTTGCCTTTGAACACAATGCGTGGACTGTAATCGTCTGCTATGTAGCCCACTCGATCGCCGTTCACGTAGAGGGTCCAATAACTTCTGCCGCCTCTTTTAGTCCTCTTCCAAGTTGCGTTCATATTTTTAAATTGGACCACTCAATTTAAGTATAATATTATCAGTAGTCAGTGTCAATCACACACCAGCCAAAAATTGGGTCAGATTGTTGCCACACAGAGTTAACCAGAAACTGGCTTTTGAATCAAATATCCAGATACTTTGTAATGTCTGTTGTTTGAGACCGTTAGAGCTAGTGATTATAAACCAGGGAAAATTCATGCGATACAGGGACTGTGTTAGTTTGGGGGTCATTATGAGATTTTGATCTGTCAGCGTACATTTGAATGATGGAATAAATTCTGGTTTACAAAGCATCTGCCTCAATCCTGGCATACTAAGTCTCCATTTGTGACTGTCAATGGAGTTGTGCCACCATATTTGTTTGTATGACTTCAGTGTGGTGTTATCAGGCATCAGGCGATTTTTTTCCTGATAATGCTGATACATCTGCTCACTGAATTCATCTCTGGTCATGGGAAAATCTGTTGTCCTTGGTTCAGCAATACCACAGTAAAATCCTGACTGTCAAATAGTGTATTCAATTTTCGAGCCAGGTTCACGGCATGACCAGGATTAGCAAAACTGGTTTTTCGATACTTCGGTCCTGGATAGCTGATCAATGTATTCACTGTTTTGAGGTTTATGGGCTGGCCCTGGTAGAACACCGCCCAGATCCCCTGACTTGCTAAAATCTGTTCACTACGATAAAGTCCCTGTGATTTTTCTATAAGAATTTGAGGTTTAGGTCGGCTCATTGATAAAAATCTCTCTGAGGTATTTATAGAAAAATTACCAAGTTCCGCCGTTTAAACCTCCAGAAGAATCAGGCTTTTGAGCCAGGAGTTGATTTTGCAGTGCAGATATTTTATCCAGCAATGCAAATACTTCATTATGCAGCAAACGAGCTTCAGTAGCAGTCAGAGTAATATTACTGGTTCGGTTTAGGTTCAGTAACTTTACTCGATCATTGAGCAGTTTGATATAAGGGGTCATTTTGGATAATTTGATGGCGTGCTAACAGATCCTGTTTGTTCATGTAGGGGCCGTAATAGCTGTACCGATCCAGCGTGATCAGTTTGGGGCAGAACATTCTTTTCCAACCCTGTTTGTTTACCAAATAATATCCGGCACACAATTTACTCTTGCTATCTGCGTCAGAAGTAAACAGCGGCAGACGACGATGAACATCGAATTCAGGATTGTGTGCTGGGTTGCGAGTTGGATAACCAAAAACATCACAGGATTTTTCTGGTTTGGTTACTGTGATTTCCTGCCATTCGATGTCAAAATCATGCTCAATGTCTTTGAGTTTCTGAAACTGTTTGGTACCATTGGGAGTTTGTAGAACTACGCCTTGTGCATTGACGGTGATGTTACCTACCTTGCGGCCATTGTGTTGTACAATCCAGAATGTGTCGGAAACATTTTTGGCTGTTAGCTTAGACATCTGAGTTTTCCTCCTTGTTGGATGAATTGTTTTCTATTAGGTTTGTGGCTCTGATAAATCCCTGATTCCAGCCACGCAAATACCCAGCATAACTGGAACAAAAAGCCAATGTGAGTAATGGTGCTAACTCTCTTAGCAATTGAGATGTTTGAAAATTGCCAGTGAACAAATCTTGTAAGGTCATATTATTTTTCTGGTATTCCTGCGGACAAACTGGCGATGACCACCAGTTGCTCTAGTGAGTCTGTAAATGTTTTGAGTGCGTCAGCAACTGCGGGCGAATCTTGTGCTTGTTGACGCCAGATATCCTGTTGTTTTCTTTGTTTGTGAATCCATTCCACGATTTCTCTTCCACGAATATTCCATGAAATACTATAGTGAGTATTGGGTATTTGATGCCACAGCCCGTTGGACACGAATCCCAGTCCATACCCTTCTCTCCAGCGTACCTCTCTGAGAGAGTCTGAAATATAATCAGTACAGATACTACTAATGGTAGTATCTGTACTGGTTACTTCGATAAGACCAGTGTTATCCTGGATATAAATTGATCTAGTGCTCATTCTGGTAATGCTGCTCCCAGTATTTGGCCCCAAGTGGAGGCCTGTTCGCTCAATCGGTTGAGATCAAAACGACCACAAAACTTCAAAAACTGAGCTCCCACCATGGGGCGGTTCAGCGATTGAACTGAGTTGATTGTTTGTTGTATTTTTTCACGAATATGATCAGGTTGAGCACTGAGATCCACCAGAACTCGGTTGCGATGATAATCATCCAGTACACGATGCTCGTTGCCCTCGTGATCCACCCAACGCTGAAGCATCAGGTTGTTCCAGGCCCAGCCCTGAATTTTACGGTCAGCAAATGCTTCAGTCAGACCCACTTTGTTTTTTGAACCCTTGGTTCGCACGCCCGGATAGGCGCTGAACACGTTGTCAGTGGTGTCGCCGCGTATACACTTTTCAAACAGCAACCATTCAGGATCAGGTGTAGTTTTGGGCAAGCCAGTCTTGCGATCTTTCACTGGCTTGCCCAGACGATCAAAGATGCCTTCCAGAGTAATTAACTCTTCAGAAACACCATTGTACTGGCGAACATTGGGAGCCAACAGTTGAACATAATCGCTGTCACTGCTCACAATCACATGCTGATCATTGGGTCGGGATTGAATCCATCCAGCAATGAGATCATCAGCTTCCAATGCAGAGTTTTGTAGCACAGTGACATTGGTGCGATCTCGCAGGAATGCAGCCAATGAATCGTTTGCATCCCAGAACATCTGATCTTCAGCCTGCTGGGCAGGAGTGGCTGCGTTGCGAGCATCAACACGGTTGCGTTTGTAGGGTTGATAAAAATCTTTGCGCCAGGAGCGACCCTCTAGTGCAATTACCACATGATTGGCCCGATGTTGCCGCCAACAACTGGCAATGCTGCTCAGTGTTACGTGGATAGCCAATCCCACTTTTTCTTCTGGGGATTGAGCCTTGTGTGCTGAATGCCGAGCACGGTAGAACGTATTTGCCAAATCTACAATCAGAAATGTCATAAAAGTATTATAGCAATTATTGATATCAATGTCAACCGATTTCGGTTCGGCCGTTACCTAAATCTCTACGAGTCACTCGGTTGGTGGGATCGGCTTGATCCTGCTCCCAGGTTTCATCTACAACATGCCGGCAGATACCTCTGAACCATTGATCCACTAATTGTTCTTCAGTTTCCCCCTGATAACCACTTACCAACAGTTGTTTGATAAAGTATTCATTCCAGTCCAATTCAAAACTCCCCAGTGTGGGATTTTTGGGATCAAAGTCCAGACCCAACACATTCACATAAGGACGTTTTTCAGCAGTGGCTTGTTCTTTGGCACTCAACACCGCAGGTTCAGGTTTGGGCTTGGGAATTCGCTTGGCCCTGGGTTTGGCTGGTTTCGGTGTTTCAGCTGGAGGTCCAGGCTCAGGCAATGGCTCAGAGTTCCAGGGCCAACGTATCTGTGCAAATTTACTGAGAATGGGCATTACCGACTCCATTTCATTATTTTTAGCATATTTTATAGCCCCCACTTTGTTACTAAATTGTAACCTGCTTTTTTAATTTGATTTTCTATCAACATAGTTTTTTCGTACAAATCTTTCATTTTAACTTTAAGAATAGGGTGAATTAGTTCTGGATCAAAAGTGTAAATGCATCCATGCCAAAATTTTCCATGATATAAAAATACTGTATTTGTTTCAGGATCAAAACCATCAACGCTATACTTTATATCTTCTAACCATTTTTGCCTAACTGGTACCTCCAATGAGTCTAACCATTTTGTTTCATTTTTTGAAACGAATCTTGCTCTTCCTGCATCAAATTGCTTTTTTCTTGCAATTTTTATCATCTTTAGTCCTGCATTACGTTTGTTTTCTTTACCACAATGAGGACATCCAACTCCGACATTTAACGAACTCATCCATTGACTAAAATATAAATTATGCTTCTTACAGAATATATTGTGTAGTTTTCTATCATCTAATAAAAAAGAATCTTTAAAACACAATTCCTTTAAGATAGATTTATATTTTTGTTTTCTATCGTCAAGAGTAACTTTGACTTTTCCCTTTTTTTCTTCGTGATATCCTTTTTTACAACAATGTCTATTTGGTTTAAGTAAACGATATGCGTAAATCTCATTTGTTCCATGATGTTGACATTCAACAGTAACTTTATTCTCCACTCCTTTGTACTCGGACAAAATTTTTATCTTAGGGTTAACTTCAGCAACTTTTTTATGAACTCGTCATGAGTATAAGAACCTTTTTTCATATCCCCATCCTTTCACAAATATTTAGTAAAGGATGGGGATATTTTTACTTAGACCAACTATTTCCCCACAGATCCACATGCAGTCGAGGACTGTAGTAGTAACCACGACGCATGGCTTCTTCAGCAATATTGAACTTGTTTCCGTTGTAGATAACATCCACACCACCCACTGGCATCACATAAACAGGTCCCACGAAACCAGCAGCACGATATTCTGCCACTGCTTGATCAGCTTCAGCAAAATGTTCAGGAGAATCCACTACGAACTTCAGATAAGCAAATCCGTAATTTTCATAGGAAGCCACAACGTCAGGTTTGATAGCATCACTCCAACTCTCACCACTTGCGCTGAGTTTGGGACTTACGCTAAACGTGAAACACGAGTCGCCTTCAAACTGACCAGTGATAAACCTGCCCAAGTCCTGATGAATTTTTTGTGTACCGTTGGTTTCAAAAGTCACATTGCGTAATCCATGCGTGTTTTCATTGTCCAAAATCGCAGGGTACATACTCTGCCAGCCCAGCAAAGGTTCACCGCCTGTGATCACCAAATGTACATCGTTGCCATTGGGTTGAATCCATGTGTTATTGGGTAACAGTTCGTTGAACCGCTCTCGCAATTGTTCTATTGAGTAATCTGGGCTGAGGTGGCGGAATTCTGGGTAGATACTGGCATAAGTATCACAACCAGTACTAACCAGTGGCAAGTCATCAAACACTTTAAACTGATCAATATTTTTGATAACATCGGCTACTTCGGGATTATACTTGTCAGTTACTGGAGTACTGCACCCAAATGACTTGCAACGAAAATTGCATCCAAAAGTTCGCATGAAGATGCTGGGCACTCCAACGTATCGGCCTTCACCTTGTAGACTAAAAAAAAAAAATTTCCGAGACCTTAATAGTTCGGTTATTACGCATATTAAATTTTTTCCTTTAGTTATGTTTCTGCTTACTATAATAATTATAGCAAATTTTTAAGTTCTAAAAATTTTTTTTCATCCAAAATTACATACAAATCTTGGACCAAATGCCATTCGTATATATTGATGTTTTTGATTTTACCAGTCTTAACATGTTGACATTTGAACAGATATTTTTTGTTACCTAGCGACAAATGCACATTTTTGTCAAACTGATCTTGTGGGACCTGTGATCGAATCCCTGTTTGTTTATTGATTATATTGATCTTACCAGCACAAGGTCCAGCGTAACGTTCTTTGTTGTTTAGAACTTGATCTCTTGAAATTTGTACATATTGACCGGTTGACTTATCTAAAACTGTAGTGAGATTTTTAGTAACTCCCACATATCTTACCCCATCAAAAGGTGAAGGAGAATTTTTAATAAGAACGTCAAAAATGTTTAGTTGTTAACAAAAGGCCTAGCAATAGTAGCACAATGAAGAAAGCGTTTAGAAGATAAAGGCTGGGCTCGCGCATGCGCCACCCAGCCCAAATCCATCCTATACTACCCAGTATGCCCACTAGTTTGTTTAACGGAGTAACATCAAACGCAGTAAGTGTGACACCCACCGCAGTGAGAATAGTACCTAACCATTTAACATAGTTGTCTAGTTGGCTTTGTTTCATATCACACCGTTACAGTGGCTTTGCACTTGCGTGTTTCTTCAATGTCCACAGCAATCAATCTCACACCAGTGTCCTTCAGTTGTTCCGGGCCCACTGTTTCAATCAGATACTGTCCCATGTTTTCAGCTGTAGGATTAAACGGCACAATCACGGTGCCCTGAGGGTCCAGTTTCTTGAGTTCCAGACTCCAGGGATCCTGTTGCCACACAAGGAACTTGTGATCCCACTGTAGTTCTAGCCATTCACACAGATAATTTTTGATTGCAGAGAAATCCATTACCCGGCCCACTGTGTCCAATTTATCAGCTTCCACTGTGAAGTGGATACGATAGTTGTGGCCATGTAAGTGGGCGCATTTGGATTCATGGCCATATACTCGATGGCCGGTGGAAAAGTCGTGATAACGACTTGCAGTAATTTTAGGCATTAGTTGAATGTCTCCTATGTTAATTGTAACACGAGCAGCGGAATTTTTTAAGAGGGACGATGCCCAAAGTCCTCTTGTCTTTTACTTATCTTTTTCAATAATACACACAGGAATTGGTTGCATCTTGTGCTGATTCGCAGTGTGAAAGCGATTGTAAATAGTTAGCACTTCCTGTTGCCGAGGCGTGGGATTCTGAGGATTGGGATTTTCCATGGCCCACTCCAGTTCATCATAACTGGCGCAAAGTTGATCGCCGTCAGTGCGGCCATCATCCCACAACCCATCGGTGGGAGCGGCATCAATGATTCCCTGGTTCAATCCCAGCTCACGTGCTAGGGCATATACTTCACTCTTGTAGAGATCTCCAATGGGGCTGATATCCACGCCACCGTCACCCCACTTGGTGTAGAACCCCACACCAAAGTCTTCTACTCGATTACCCGTGCCCACCACAATACCTTGTTTGCTCTGAGCAATCTGATATAGAGTGATCATCCTGAAGCGGCTACGACTGTTGGCAAAGGCCAGATTGCTGGTAAATTCTGACCCCAAAGATTGCTCAACTTCTTTAGAAAAAGAATCAAAGGCGTCAGTGAGGTTGATGTATAACCCAGTAACATTGGGATATCTGTCAGTTAACCAACTGATATGAGCTTGGGCTCTGAGATTTTCCACGACGTTTTGACGAATGGGCATACTCACGGCATAGACGGGCACTCCGGTCTGTGCGCACAAGGCGCTGACCACTGCACTGTCGATGCCTCCACTAACTCCCACGACCAGACTTTTTAGTTGATGTTTGTTGAGGTAGTCCTGAATCCAGGTCACAATCTGTGTTTGAATATTCATGTTATTGTCCTTTTCTATAGGGTCTTATCAATGATACTACGTTACAACCGTAATGATGGGCTAGAATTTCTGCCATGCGTCTGGCGCCCACTGGGTTAAGACTATGTACTGTGGGAGGATTCACCGGCCAGCAATCGTTGGCCTCCATCCAGCGCACCACATCTAATCCAGTTTTTTCTGTATACTGTCTGGGGTTTACGTTAGAATCGTAATGTTCCCATGCGAGGTCGTGATCAAGGCTACAATTGACCACGGTATAGTTTTCTAAAATTTCAATGGCTTCGCTGTAGTCTAGTGCCACACGCCATCCTCCCACAAACGGGCAAGGTCTTACGTCATCTAACCACAGGTTAGTTTTTGGTTTGTTCATACTTTATATCCGTTCTTTTCCACCCATGCTAGCAGTTCTTTGAAGTCAACAGACAAACAATTGCTCAGAGGACTTTCCTTGTAGCGTGATTGTTTACCGTAAGGGAATCCCAACTCCAATCGTTTAAAAGGGTTTAGCAAAGTTTTAAACTGATTACGTTCGGCAGACTCCATTGCACCACAAATCAAACACTGGCGATATTCGTCGTGCCCATCGTCATAATCCCAACTATAGCTGCCCTTGTACTCACTACAAATCACAACCACTTGTTTGTGTTTGCACTGAATCATTTGCACTGCTAGTGCAGCTGATGCTTGCTGTTTGATTTCGTCAGTTTGTTTTTTCTGTTGCCTAATGGCTTTGGCTAATTGTCTATCTGTCATTTATTACTATAAGTTTAACAGTAACTCAGTATAAAGTAAAGTAATTTGAATAAATAAACATATGCGATTCACGGAATTTTTAGCTGAACTCAGACGAAAAGAAAAACAAAAGTCACCTGAGCCCAAATATCAGGAACTGGGTCACCCTGCTGCTATTGAATATCTCAAAGGCCGTGACCTCAGCAAATACGTGATAACTATGACTGATTTGCCCAAAGTGGGTGTTAACCCCGGATCCACATATAACACTCCCCTGGGCATCTATTTCTATCCAGCCGATTATTATGTGGTCGTGCGAGGCAGAGTGCCTTTTCAAGCTGATGCCAACTACATCAATATTCTGCAATTGACAACCAATAAAATCTTATATCTGAATCAAATGGATACAACCTCAATGACTGCTGCGCTCGATAAACTCAAACAGTTGCCCGCAGTTAAAAACCTTTCAGCTGATCAAAATATTGATCGGCTGATCAAAGATGCAGATCATAAGGCCAGAAAAAAATCAGAGCCAGGAAAATTTTGGTATGTGTTGTGGAAACTGAGTAACCTGCTAGCTGCACACAACTACAAATATGCTGATGAACAAGCTCATAGTGTGTGGAATTACTTGTTCAGGCAACTGGG